TTACAACTTAATAACACTACTAACGAAGGGGTACCAAATGACCAAAGTCTGGTCTTCATCGCTAACAAGCGAGCAGTGCGCAGGCATTACGCCTGATGAGTTGGAACTACTAATCGCAGACCTAAACGACGCAGTCCAAGGCGTTTGCGAAGATTGGGGCGTGGGTGAAGATGCATAAGGCAGTTATCATTCGCACCGACGATAGTCGGGAAGTTGTCGAGTTTGAGGCAGGGGAATCTTATCCCCTGCTTCGCGAGGCAGTCGGTGGTTTCATCGAGTGCGTTACTCTTCGCGATAAAAACTTCGCGGACATGTGGCTCAACGAGGAAGGCAAGGTAATAGGCTTACCATTCAACGCGGTTGCCACTCTTCTCTGGGCAAGCATGTATGGCTTCTCTGATGTCATGGTCGGGGATGTCGTAATCACTGGTTCATGCGATGAGGAAGGCGAAACGCTAGGACTATCCAATGAGGAAGTCCAATTCTTCATGAACTACGCGACCGACCACGCATAGTTATCCACAGCTTTATCCACAGCCCCCTGTGGATAAAGTTTGTGTTGAGCGGTGGGTGGGGGGTGGGATATGGCTTTACCAAAATGCTACGCATTTTGTCGACACAAACATTTTCCAACCTGGGAGTTTCCTGAGAGTTATTTAAGAGTTACCAAACTATCTTATTAGAAGATACGTCGCTAGTATTGGCACGTGGGCATCCGCTCACCTTACGAAAGGCAAGAAATGGCACATAACCTCGAGAGCCAAGGCGGGGAAACCGCTTTCGCTCTACGTGGCGCGCCAGCATGGCACGGTCTTGCGAATGTCCTCTTTGATGAGGACGCGCACGTTACGACCGCCGACATGCTCGACGCCGCAAAACTCAACGACTGGAATGTCTCTCTTGAGCCAGTCGTGTACCCAGCAGGGTATCGCGCAATCTCCGAGACCTTTATGGTCACACGCACCAATCCATTCGACGGCGGAACCGATATTCTCGCGACCGTCGGAGACCGCTATCGCGTATACCAAAATGAGGATTTATTCTCATTCGGTGACAATCTTACCGACGGCGGAGCCACATGGGAATCCGCTGGCTCAATCAAGCAGGGACGCCAAGTATTTGGCTCTCTCGCCGTACCTCGCGAATTCATCCTCGACCCTAAGGGAATCGCGGATACCACCAAAACGTATCTTCTCGTTACCTCTTCACACGATGGTAGCGCGGCAATCCAAGCGTGCATTACCCCAGTGCGCGTAGTCTGCCAAAATACGCTCAACATGGCGCTCGCTGGCACCAAGCAGCAATTCAAGGTGCGCCACACTCAAAAGACCGAGGGACGCGTGGCCGAGGCTCAACGCGTGCTAGGTCTCACCATGGCTCACATGGACGCCTTTGAGGATATGGCTACGGAACTCTTCCAGACCTCAATTACTAACCAGCAATTCGATAACCTTTTCGAGGCGCTCTACCCTAAGCCCGAGGCAGATTCCAAGGGAGCGACCACTCTCTGGGAGAAGAAATTCGACCTCACACGTGGGCTCTATCTTTCATCCCCTACCCAGACGGGTATCACTGGCACCGCATGGGGTGCGCTCAACGCGCTCACCGAGCGCGTGGACTACTACCGCGAGGGTCGCGGCGGTAACGAGGGAATCCTTGCAGCCGCTAGTGGCTTCGAGGCTGGAGTGAATACCGAGAAGGCTCGTATTCTCTCCGCGGTACGCGGGTTGGTCTCCGCGTAATCTTAGGCGCAGGTTATCCACAGGCTATCAACAGCCTGTGGATAACTCTGTGGAAAAAGTTTGTGTCGGGACGAGGACGAAGGACGAGGACATGCTTTTACAATATGCGAAGCATATTGTTCAACACAAACATTCCTGGCTGAGAGTTACCTGAGAGTTATAATAGAGTTACCAAAGTTGCGGAGAGTAAAGATTCTTTAATAGAGTACTCCTATCGCAGGGTCCGACCCCCCTGAGAGAGGCACCAATGACCACAACCGAAACTACAACCCCTCAGGGTTGTATCCAGCGAGAGGACCACGACCGCTTGTTAGCGATTCGTACCGAACGCACTACTGAGGAAACTAAGGCTAGTTTCCGCGAGGTCTTAAAGAACATCTTTAAGGCTGAAGCCCAAGAAGGCACCATGTCCCGTGAGGACGCACTCGAACTCGCAAATAAGATTTGCGACGCTGCGGGGATTACCCCGATTGACTCCATCGCTACTAAGTTTATTGTCTCCGTATCCGCCTTCAGCAACCACGTTATGGACGTTGAGGTCGAGGCAGACTCTGACGAGGAAGCGTGCGAAATGGTTGAGCAGGATATGGAAATCGACGACATCGAACTCAACTTTACACTTAACTCACAAGGTGATTCAGGTTACGGCTCAACTGATGACAACTCATACGCCATCGACCTAACCAGCCTTATCAACGATAACCTCGACTACTCAGCCGAGGAAGTCGAATAATGTCCCGCAAGGATTACCGCGCCTTCGCTAGTGTTATTAAGGCAATGAAGGAAGGTCAGGAGGCTGGGTTCACCCCCAGCCTTCGCGACCTAGCGCTAGCACTATCAGGCGTCTTTGCTCAGGAAAACGACCGCTTTGACCAACAGAAGTTTCTAGAAGCCTGCGGTCTTGGTAGCGCTGCCTAAGACTACCAACTGAGCGGGGGTTTGGTCGCCCCCGCTCCACTTATCCACAGTTTGGACCTGTGGATAAGGTTTGTGTCGGAGCGGCCAGCGACGTAACATTTGTACCAAATGTACATTTACTTCGTAAATGTGACAAATGCGAAGCATTTGGTCAACACAAACAATTGGCTTCCTGAGAGAAACCTGAGAGTTATAAATGAGTTATGAGAGTTGCCATATAGTTACAGAGAGAGTAGGTTTGGCTTTATCGGGTCAGACCCCCCGAGAGATGAGTAATACAGACCTATGTTAGACGCAAAGTACCGCTTTAGCGAGTTGATGTCGGCTATCTCCATGCTTCCTAGTGTTGATATGGACGGAGACGACCCAACCGCAGAACAGGCGCAAGATTGGGTGTTCCCTAATAATACTAAGGGGCTTTCTAATTCCCGCCTTCGTAACGCTATTCTCTGCCAAGCCTTCCGCGAGGACAGGGAGTTCCAATTTAAGTTAGTAGCGTGTCTTACCAATAGCGCGCTCGCTAATATCCGCAGTACAGAGGAACATAGTCCTAGTAAGGACGACCTCGACGCACTTGCTATCGCCCTTAATGTTTTATGGGGCGCAGGTCAGACGACAGCCATGTTCGGTCTAGCAGGTATGCTAGGCGCGTTGTGTGCTAATAATGACCGCTCACTACCACCATTGGCTACCGCCTTCCTACAAGATACTGACGCTACCGAGTCTTTTGCCAAATTAGACCCAATAGCCTTAGCAGAAGGTAAGATTGGCGATAAAACTATCCAAGAGTTGTTGTCGGAAGTGGCTGATGATGAGTAGTCCAACAGTAGATAGTATTAGAAAGAACCTACGCATTGTCCGAAAAATCAAGGGATTGACCCTACAAGAAGTGGGTATCCTCTCTGACGGCAAATGGAAGCCCGTTGTAGTAGGCTCATGGGAACGCGGAGACCGCGCAATTTCCATTAAAAACTTAATAGGCTTAGCAGAGTTCTATGAGGTATCACTAGAAACACTCCTTTATGGAGTGCCTGACCCCAAGTGGTTCGAGGGGAAACTCGTCTTAAATGAAAAGTCGGAAGTAGTTTGGTCGGCTACCGAAGCACTTGTGGGTGAGACTAATCGAGCCACATAAGCCGTAATTGCCAAACCCCACCAAATAGCCTTAGTAGACATGGGCGTGTCTGCTAGGGCTATTTTGTTTGCGAGCGCAGATGTTTGTGTCGGCAGTCGGCAAGGCCGTGTCTGCCTCACATTTGCTTTGCAAATGTACATTCCTTCGGAATGTTACATATTCCTTCGGAATATGTGCAAATAGCTTCGCTATTTGTCCAACACAAACATACCACGCGGTCGGGCGTGTCTGAGAGTCTCCTGAGAGAGAGCCGAGAGTTACCTGAGAGAGCCAAATCACACTCCCCCGCTATTGACTTCCGCCACCGACCTATGCTATGCGAAATCGGCTACTGCCAAATGTCGATAAATCGCTAATCGGTTGTACGACCAGATAATAGGCTTAGGAGAGAGGAGAGGTATCTGATAAGAAGGCTGAGAGTTATCTGAGAGTTACCAAATCCACCCTCGTATTGCTTTCTAATAAGAACTAGGCAAGACTTCTCTCACTAGGGGATACAACAAGGTAATTCCCGATAACCGCGCCAACGGCGCACTAGAGAGGCAAGACCAATGACCATAGCACTATTCGTAGAGAGCGAGGCAGAGCCACTAGACGGGCTTCCTGCCACTTCGCAATCTCTCCTATTCGGACACAATGGCGAGGTTCATATCTACCACCGCACTTCCAACGGCTCAAAGGGTCGTGGACAGGCATGGACAAGACTAGCAAGTGATGAACTCTATAAACTCCCTGATAGCCCTATTATCTCCAAGCCCGTAGGCATTATCGTTACAGAGCGCGACCTAGCCTTAGTAGGACTAGGACAGATTACCAATATCGCAAATAAGGCTATCTACGCCAATGAGAACGCTGAACCTGCCACCGCGCAGACGGCTCACAAGAACGCAGTAGCACTATTAGGGCTACAACTCCTAGAAGGCGACCAAGCACTCGCCGACTATGTTACCGACAAGCGCACAGCCACAGGTACAGCCGATATTACTATCGAGGCTATTAGTAAGCCTACCGAGGGTGTAACGCCAAAAATCGCCGAGACGCGAGAAGTCGTGGAAGTCGAGAAGTACGAGAAGGTCGAAATGACTATGCTTAATAAGACTATTGACGAGATGTCTCTCAATATGATTAGCGTACCCGACAAGAAATACGGCGATAACTATATTAACCGCAGGTTTGACGGCGTAACCGAGTGGGAAATCTACGACCAAGCACTCAAAGATAATACTAATATCCTGCTCGAAGGTCAGGCAGGGTCAGGTAAGACTATGAGCGTTCAGGGCTACGCTTCCAAGCGCGGTATGCGTTACTTTAATATCTCGTCTAATCAGGGTATTGACCCAAGCCAACTATTCGGTCGTTGGATACCACGCGCAGACGGGCATGGCTACCAATGGCAAGACGGCGCAGTAACACTATTAGTCAGACATGGTGGCGTACTCCTTATTAACGAGATTAACTTCCTTCCCGTTCGTATCTCAACAGTATTATTCTCCCTGCTCGACTATCGCCGAGAAATCCAACTTCTCGAAAATGGTGGAGAGGTTATCAAGGCTCACCCTAATCTCCTTATCGTGGGCGACATGAACTACGGCTATAAAGGCACACAGGAACTTAACCAAGCGTTCAGCGACCGCTTCGGTATCAAGTTAGAGTTTCCTTATGACCGCAGTATCGAGAATAAGATTATTAAGTCTCGTTCGCTACTAACACTAGCCGACCAACTTCGTGAGCAGTACGAAAAAGAGGAAATCTCAACCCCTATCTCAACCCGTTCGCTCGTATCGTTTATGAGCAACGCCAAGAACTTCGGCGTGGGCTTCGCTATCACTTCGTTCACCAATGGCTTCACTAAAGATGAGCGTGGCGGTGTTCGCCTTGCGTGTGAGACACACAAGGATAATCTCGCAGAGGAACTAGGTCAGGCAGTAACTACTTCCTATCATAATCCTATTAACGAGAGCGAGCGCATAAATGGCTAGGTCTCCTTATCACAGCCACGACTTCTTTAATGAGGTCTATTATTCCGCAGGGTCGTATCAGCGAGATGATGAAGGCAACTTCTTAGGCTTCCTTGACGAGTTTGGTCGCACACGCGCCCAACTCCTAGAGGGCTATGTTACTCGCGCCAATGAACTAGATAGTATTGGTAGCGTTTATCAGACCGCCGATAAGATTATTACAGGCGAGGATATATCGGTAACAGTAGTGAACGATAAGGAGATGAACACGCCCGCAACAAACAATGGGCGCGAGATTATCTACAATGCTAATCTTATCGAGGACTTAAATGCCGAGACTATTACTAGCCTTCATGGAACTAACTACCATGAGGTCGCGCATATTCTATTCTCACCACGCGCAGGGTCTAATCTAGGTCAATTCGTTAAGGATAATAAGGTTACTCGCGCATACAATATGCTAGAGGAAGCCCGTATCGAACAAATGATGATAGCCAAGTACCCAAGTACGCGGTTATTCCTAGAGGCTACCGCTATGGATTACGCACTCAAAGGCGACCCTAGCGAGTGGGCTGATATGTTTCCCGTCATAACGGGTCGCAAGTATCTCGATATTGACCTACGCCAAGCGGTCGCTGATAAGTTTATTAGTAAGTACGGCGTAGAGGTCGCTAGTGTTATTAGCGATATTGTCCACTCCTATCGCGGTCTCGTATTCCCCGACGACTTCGATAAGGCTAAGGAACTAATCACTCGCTTCGCAGAACTCGTAGGTACAGATACCGAGCGACCACGCAAGTCTCCCGAAGGCGGTTGCGGTGGCGGTACTCCACGCCCCGTACTAACTAAAGGTCGCCCTGCCAATGGCAAAGACCAAGCCAAGTTACAGGAAAAAGCCGAGAAGCAGGATAATAGTCCTAGCGAGAACTTACAGGCAGGTCTTACAAGCGGTGGGTCTAACGACCAATTTAATGAGACCGAGAATAAATATACCCAAGATGATGAAGCGGTTGCTAATAAGATTAACGAGCGCATGAAAGAAATCCGCAACAACGAGGCGGTCAAGCGCGAGGTCAATGAGACCCGTAAGGCTATCAAGGGTGATGATGATATTCGTTCGGTTATTAAGCCTAGCCAATATGATGAACGCCAACCCGAAGCAACGGCGATTACTTACGCTCGTAAGTTTGGTCAAGAGTTAGAGCGCATGGTCAGAGACAATGACCCTGCGTGGAATACTCACCTGCCAAGTGGCAAGTTAAATATCTCTCGTACCATGAACCCTGATGTTAATAGTATTAGTGAGATGTTTGATGTTTGGGATACAGGCAACGACAACACCGATATAGAAGCGGTAATGCTATTAGACCATAGTGGGTCAATGGGTGGATATATGCGTGATGTCTGCCAAAATGCGTGGGTAATCAAGCGCGGTATCGAAAGTATCAACGGAAGCGTATCGGTATATGCGTTCGACGATAAGAGTAGCGAACTCTATAATAAATTAGATAACGCCAAGCCACGCTCGTTCAGACATATATTCGCAAGAGGCTCAACCGACCCGTTACGCGGTCTCATGGAAGCCGAGCGCGTACTAGAGGCAAGCACTAAGTCTATTAAAATCCTATTCGCCGTAACAGACGGACAATGGAGTAATACAGAGGAGTGTGATGAGGTTATTAAACGCCTCAACGCTAAAGGCATACTTACCTGCGTAGTCTTTATGAGCGACTATCAGCAATACAAGTCATGGGTCGAAGGCTCACTCGCAACAGATGATAGTGGTAGTTACTATCGCCGTATGCTCGCCGAGTTACGACATGGCGCACAGATATTCCGCGCTATCGCAAAGCCTAGAGATGTCCTAGAAGTAGCGACAGACCTAGTTAAATCCACTCTCGCAAGAAAGGAACACTAATGGCTCAATGTAATAGTTGCGGTGATGAGATTAAGGCAGGACTATGGGAAAACCATACCTGCGTACCGCCAACACAAACAGAATACGACGATTACGCCAACAATGACGACTTTCTAATCACAGTAGTCAAAACAGATTACGCCGACAAGATGAAAGAAATCCTAGTGCGTATCCAAGACGGATTAGAAGCACCCGAAATCGAGCGCGATAATCTTATTAACTTAATCAAGGTAGCCAAAGACTATCTATTCTATCTAGAGGACAACAGAAGGGTAATTATCTAATGAACGAGCATGAACTCCAACAAGAAGCGCGTATCGAAGCACTAGAGGACAGAGTAGCCAAACTAGGTAAAGTCATAGAAATTATGACCGACCTATTCGGACAACAACAAGAATTAAATAAACGCTTCGGTGAAGTGGTCGGCGCACTATGAGCGAACACCACTTTCTAATAAATTACGATACTAACACTAGCGAGTGGGGTTGGAGTGTCGAGACAGAAATCGCACACTTCCAAGACGGCACTATTTGGCTAGATGATGAAAAGAAATGGGTAAAAAATAATTATCGAAAAGACATACAAACGCTTGACGATAACTTAGCAGATGATATAGGTTCAGCAATTAACCGACTAAACAAGAAAGAAGGCAACCCACAATGGGTCTAGATATGTACCTATACGCCGAGAAATATATCGGTCAGAACGATTACACAATGGTAGATAACAAAATGACGAGAGAAGTTAATCCAACCTATCTCGCCACTCTCAAAAGCGCAGGGCTAGATAACCTGCCAACGCCCGACTTAGGTAGCGTAATGGTCGCTAAATGCGTGGGTTATTGGCGCAAGGCTAACGCTATTCATGGGTGGTTCGTCAGAGAGTTAGCCAATGGCGTAGATGAGTGCCAACGGATTAGAGTTGATAAAGACGACTTAATAAAACTACGAGACCTATGCGTTAATGCGCTTGCTAATCGTAGTGAAGCCGTACCTAATGACGAGACTACTAGGGTTATTAACCTTGATGAAAGCAATACTGCCGACATACCTACTATGATTCTGAACGAGTGGAAAGAGCAACAAGCAAAAAAGTATAATAATGCTATTACGCTTGACGACCCACTCGCACCGACCGAAGGTTTCTTCTTCGGTAGCACCGAAAAAGATGAGTGGTATTACAAAGACTTAGAATATACAGTAGAAACTATTAACTCGATATTGGCTAATGCCGACCAAGAGTTAGACTACTATTACCAAGCAAGTTGGTAACTAAATAGAATTGGTGAGGCTAGGATAGGTCAGACCCGACCGCTTATGTGCCGTAGCACTTAGAGACAATTCTCGAAAGAGAAAGCCCTCGATAGTCAGACCGCGAGAAAAGACGGGGGAAGGCGTAGCCTATAATCCGCAACGGATACGACAAACGCTGTACCTAGTCTCACCAATATATTTGATAACTAAATAGATTTGATAATCCTATTAACGAATAGGTTGTAAGGCAATAAGTGTTAGGTGTGGGCGCGACTTAGCGGTATTACGCATACTACGGAGTTACTAATCTTAGTAACTGTGTCGCTGAAAAGATTGGACTACTTAAATCGCCATTGTCTTAGTATGTGAAAGGTACTAGACCGCATATAGCCTTCCTTGTATCGTTAGTAAGAGATTATCAAAACCCTGTAACCCTGCTTAGGGTATAGCGTGAGCGAGAGCGGTTGCTACCACGATACTATCGTAATATCTCTATGTACCTAAGCAGGGCTACCTTAATAGGAAGTCTGCCTATGATTAAGACACGCAAGAACCTTGATGGCGACCGCTTCATACTTCTCTCGCAAGATGAGATGAAGGCGTATGCGACCCACCCTGAGATAGTTAATTACTTTACTAACCAAGTCAAGGAAGGAAACATGGAAACATACAACATATTATTTATCGGCGATTACTTCTCGCTCACTACTTCGGTCTTTACTGATACTACCGACGACGAGGATTATCTAATAAAGTGCGCCGACGACATAGTTAAAAGTCATCATGGCTTCAGCCCACTTCAGGCTTCATACGCCGTATCGGTCTATGACGAGCAGGGCAACGAGATTAGCGAGGACAACTAATGCCAAGACCACCTAAGAGAACTCTCACCTTCACTATCACTATCGAGGCTCAACATGACGCGCTAATCGGTCGCAGAGAGCGCAACCAACTCCACAATGTCCTAACTAATTCCTTCGGGAGTTATTTACATGAGCATAAAATCCCATATACAATGCTCGATACTACCGCCCCGACTAACGAGGAGATAGACGCGTTTAATAATACGCACTCATATACCGCGCCCGATTGGACAGCCATAGCCCTAGAGGAAATGGCTCAACAAGAGGGAGAGATAATCTATATGAATATGGAGTCTTACCAATGGCATACGACCTAAAACTAAGCAGTAGGACTTACAGCAAGGCTGGCACTCAATTACGCAGTAAGCATAGAGAGGAACATAAGACTAATAGAGAAAAGATTAGGTCTATGAACCCCGACTTATCGTGGCGACAATGTGAGTCTAGGGCGCAAGCCGTACTAGAACGAACCTATAAAGATGAGTTTAGAATTATATTTAATGATTTAGCCCGTCAAGTAGGATTTACCACAGGAGAAATGAGACGAGCAAAGGCTATCAAGCGCAAAGAGCGTGAGTTACAACTACTAAGAGAGAAGGCATAACATGGCAATTAAAAGAATAAAGGCTCATGGCGGTAATCTATCGCCCTATCAAAAGAAGCGTGGGGCAGTAACCGCCTACTCAACTAACAGACAGGCTCGCCGTCTCCATGTAAAGCAACTAATGGCAGAAGTAAAGACCGAAAGAGAGAAAACAAATGGGTAATATCCAAGAAGCACTAATGGAGTTAGAAACACCTAACCTAGTCGGCGCTACTATGAGTAACAATGCTACGATTATTAAAGCCTACTACCAATACGGAGAGACCTTCGTAGTCTTAGCGGTGAGGGGCGGTAACACGCTACACCCGTTCGTAGTATGGAATATGGATTATGTATTTAATGAGGCAGGAGAGGTAGAATTACGCCCGTACAAAGGCGACTATTGCGAGACGCTGGAACACGCGTTAGAGATGTACGACAAGAGAGGCGGTCAATAATGAACGAGCAAGAATTAGACGAGACACTCGTAGAACTCCTTAATGAAGGTCTTATCGAAGTAGAGTATGATGAGAACCTTAAAGCAACCTTCCGTATCAACGACAAAGGCAGACAGGTCGTAGGTGAAATTATGGAGAGTATGCCTGATAAGTCCATACTTAAAAAAGCGTGGAGAGACATGAACAGAGGGAAACAATGAGCGTATTAGATACTCTACAAGCGGAGTGTAAAGAGATTTACGACGCGGAGAGAGACAAGATAGATGGGCGTAACAAGGCTATTGACCATGTGTACGCGCAAGAGACAGCGTTAGGTATCAAAGTTGCGTGGAGAGGTTGCGCTACCTGCGCTGAGACTACGCTTGACCCTAACCAAGAGAGCGACTATGTTCCTTCACCACTATCCACACCATATAACCCTGAAAACAATACTTGCCTAGTCTGCGGTAAGTAATCCCTACACAAACAAAGGAAAACTAAATGGCAATAAAGAAAGAAGAACGCCGTATTCATATTCAGATTATCAAGAACACCGAAAAAGGTGGCTCATGGCTAACTAGATATAAAATATATCAAGGCGAAAACGAATTTGATTTCTACGAAGCTCACTCTAACCCTTCGGCGGCAAAGCGTTGGATTAAGGCTAAAGTATTTGAGATTACAGGCAAGAAGTCGGTGAAGTTTAATATAGTAAAGACCGACGACAACGGAAAACCTACGCTTATTACTGGTGATGTGCTTTATAAGGTGGCTATCTAATGTCCTTTATAGACCCTATACTTCCCGAACCTGATTGGGGACACCCAACTCCTAATATCGACCCTGATGAGTGGGTAGAAGATGAAGAAGAATAAGAAGAGAGAGAGGGAGAGAGAGATGTGCGATAACGAACAAGATTTGCCAATGGCAGATACCTGTTGTGGAGAGAACTGCGCTTGCGGTATCAAAGGAGAGAAGCACCAATGGACAGAAGGCTGGAACTTGCTTTCCAATAAAGAGTTTGTAGAGAAATACGCACAGGGTTTGCTTGAGTATCTTAATAGAACTATAGGCGAGAGAGACAACCATGTAGTTGATTTGATGGCACACGCCTCAACCTATGCGGAAGCCAATTACAGCGCGTTCAGCGAGTTTTTCTAGGAGAGATAAGAGAGCGTTAAAGCAATCTAGCCTTTCTATGCTAAGGGCGGTCATGACCTTTCTAACTGCTTTTGCTTGCTTTTCACAGTTAGAGAGAGAGCCGTACCTGCGCTCACTTATCAGGTTAAAGAGAACAGAGAGTCTCTACCAAAGAATAAAGCCCCCCGCGAAAGCGAGGGGCTTTTTCTATTAACTTATATATTATCTTTAATTAACTTAACTTCACACGCGTCAGTCGTACAGTAAGCTTCGCCAACAGCATCGGCGGCCATACCTGCGTACACACCAGCGAAGTCAATAGGAAAGAGAGTCATGCGATACTCCTCGTATTCTTCGGCAGTAATCTGCGTGTAAGGCATTTGTGGATAAACGGTATTTCCGCTAGGTAGGAAAGAGACAGTTTTAAGTTGCCCGTCGTACATATGGAGAACCTTGTCGATAGCGTTAGCCTCAGTTTCAGGGTCAAAAGAGATAGTTACAGAGACAGAGTTATCAGACCAATAGCGTTGGGCTTGAGCCGCGAGTGCCATTTTCTCATAGATTGATACTTCTTTCTCAGAACGTACCGCATTAGATTCCACAGGGAAGAAAACAACAGAAGTTGTATCTGGAGATTCCGACGCTGGCTCTACGCGATACTGCGCCATCTTAAAGAGAGGCAACATAGGGTCAGAGTTAGCAAATCTAATAGCACGAAGGAAGTGCTTACCGCCAACAGGCCAATGGACTCCTGGGGACTCACCTGCAAGGATAGAGACAGTTCCCGAAGGCTTTACCGTTGTGGTTTTGATTGATTCGCGGATACCAAGCCACTCAGAGTAGCCCTTGTCGTATCCCTGAATAACCTTGTATCCCTCATCCATCCAAGTACGAAGGACAGGGAGACCTTTGTTATCAGCAAAGTTTGCTACACCAGAGATTGAAGTTCCGATACGGCGGTTACGCTGCATGATTGCGTTTGTTTCTTCCCAGTGGGTAGGCAAAAGAGTAACAGTCTTAGCGTAGAGATAAGCAAACTTCAAAGTTCTTTTAAAGTCTTCTAAGTTCTCATGACGATTAAGGTAAGTTTCAACTAAAGTACAGCACTCAAAAGATTCAAGAGATTGTTCAGCGCAAGGGTTGTAACCCATAACGCGCCAGTCCTTGTTGTTCTCTGGGTCAGCCAAGCGACCGTACTTACGAGACACATCCATCCAAATAACCCCAGGCTCACCGTTGCGGGCGATACCATCTACGATTGCTGAGAGGTCTTGTCCAACAGAGACTTCAACAGAGTTATTAGACATCCAAGCCCATCCAGGAGCCTTGGCATCGTAGGAGTTACGGTCAGGGAAGGCAGAGGCATTCTTTAAATTAAGAAAGTCTGCGTCGTCGATTCTGCCCATAAGAAGCTCAGCGCTGCGGCGTACATTCCCGCTAACTACGCAAACTCCTATTAGATTACCAATATCAGCAATATCTACACGAGTCAGCTTCTCACCAGCTCGGGCACCAAAGATTCGTCGGATATGGTTATGAAGACGCTCTAGCGGTTCGTGTCCCGCGGCTGTGCCTCCAAAGGTTTTAATCGGAGTACCCGCAGGTCTGATTTCTGAGTAGTCAAATACAGGGCACTTCGTATCTGGCTTAAGGTAGGCATTGATGAGGGCGGCAACTGATTCGACCCAGCCTTCTCGGGTGTCGGGGATGACATAATTTTCTCCTGTTTCGCAAGGGTAGATAGTGAAGTCTTTATCTGCGCCCTTGTCGTCAAAACCAACTCCCACACCAAGCATTGAGGCTTCCATTAGGAAAGCAAAAGGCTTAGCGGGGTCGTTCTTAGTCATAGAGTTCGTAGAGACAAAAGCACAGTTTTGAAGGGCGGCTGAATTGCGCTGTTCATTTACGAGAGGGGTTCCCATAACCCAAAGCCCGCGTCCTGGCGGAGTCCACTTGAGATTCCACAGACGGTCAAAAGCTTCTTTGGCTGAAGCTTGAGCCTTAGCGTCTGACCATGGAAGACGGTTTAACTTCGCGTGGTCTTTCTGCAAGGAGTACATACCATTGATGACTCGCTCGCATACATCTGTCCAAGTCTCCTTGGTTCCATCTTCTTTAAGTCGAGAGTATGTTCGTAGAAAAGTAATTTCTCCCACCGAATTGCCAGCCGCATCTTGGTAACCCCAAGGCACTTTCTTCCCTCTGTATCCTGCTAGGAAGTCCTCACCTAAGCGGAACGACAATGACATATCTCCTCGTTTCTTTGTAGTTTCTGGGTAACGCTATTTCAACCCCTTGTTAGGGTCTGTTATATGATAAGAAGAATTACTTATCTTCTAAAGATTGGCGAATAATTTGGGTGGTTTGTTCTTCATTTAAACCCCCATCAGGCAACTCTTTTAAGGCCTGAGCCTTATCGCCAAAGATAGAGGATAGCACTCCAGCCGAGCCTTGTCGCTCTACCGTCATGCGAATAAACTCACGTGAGTCGTCCAACTCTTTAGTAGTTTTTATTAACTTAAATAACCTGTCAATCTCTTGTGAAACGTTAGGGTCTGCGTATCCACCGCTCATTTCTTCAGCAAAACGCATAAAAGCGACCCGTTGTCCCTGCATTTCGATAACAGAATTGATGAGTGCCTTTAACTGGTCTTTGGTCTTAATCTCAATAGGCAACTTAAAAGCGCACACACTTTGAGGTTTAAAAGCAGGGCAGTTAGAGGCTACGAAGCAGGTGTCACATGACCTAAGTGAGGTACTTTGAGACTGAACTGTCTGTACATCTTTGATGGTTCCATCGTCCTCAACGACGGTAGAAACGTCGTATCCAAAGACTGGTAAGTTACCCATTTCATGCTCTTCACGAGGCAAAAGTTTCCGTGTCTGAACACCCTTATTATCAATATGGGAAGGGGTGTTTTCCGCGTTTTCTCCGAGTACCAATTCATCGTTATTATCATATAAGAACTCGTTATTAGTCACGCCATTCACCCTCGATTCAAATTGTTGGTACGACCAAACAGCAAGACGACATACCTCTTGAGCGTCGTCTTCCATAATCTTATCTACATCCAAGCCCGCCTTCAAGTACACATTTCTGTATCTGGCTCTAGCTTGTTCCTTCATGCGCTTTGGGTAACGGTTCAACTTTGTACCGTCCCAGACAATCGTTTCGCCGTTTATCATTGGGCTAAGCCATGACTGGGTGCTAGCGGTTTCTACAGCGACTTGGCGTAGGTTGTCAGGACGCGCTGAGCCTAGCACATGGTAGCGAGTACCGTTCAATCGAGCGTGGGTTCTGGTAACCGTAGCGAGCTGGGTTTCGGTCTCCAGGGCATCCCCAGGCAATGCTATATCTAAATACTCATCTACTAATAAATTAAGGGCGGCAAGACCTGTGGCTGGGCTCCAGATAGGTTGGAACTTAGCTGGAGGAACCTCGGCCCAGACAGTGCGGCGCTGCTCTTCAACAAACGACTGGTCAATCCAGTCAGCGTTAATTTCATTGAAAGTATAGAGTCGGTCTATGTTGTGGGCAATAAACTCTTCGTACTCAGCTGCAAATACCTCCAGCTCAACCCTGTCAAGCTGGGTATCTTTGGGGATACCAGGATGCACATGAATTTGGAAGTCCTTGTTAAAGTAGTTTTTTAATAAATAACCCTTAGCAGGTAATCCTCGTTTTTGCAAACGCCAAAAGCTCACGCCAACATGGGTAGCTGAGGTAGTTTCTAATAAAGTACGATTTGAAGGGACTTCTGCCCCCAGGTAGATAAGCTGCATAGCTGCTACTTTGGTTTGATTCTTGGGTCTTCAATGAAATGCTCTTGTTGATAGGTAATCTCCTCAACAATGTCATCCCAAGTCTTGCGGCCTTCTTTGCTGTCTGGTCTGAAACCCTCAGTAATGTAAGTGGGCTGCATGAATACCATAGTAGTGATTCCAACCTCCAAAAGCTTTTTGGCTAATACAGGGTTGGACGTTACCACAAAATCTATACTACCTTGTCCGCGGCAGTATTCAACTTGCCGCCATTCTGGAAACTCGTCTGTAATGGCAGGGATGTCTCTACCAATTAAATCATCAATCTTATTAATTTTATGGGAGCGTAGCCACACGTCGTCTTTCTTTTTATCTTCGCAGATAAGTAGAACACGGTTATCTTCTGTTAAAAGTCGATAAATCGCTAAACCCTGATAGATGGGTGAACCTGTCTGGCTTCTAAGAACGCCATCGACAAACATTAAAATTGCCACGATATATTTCTCCAACTACTTTGGGGTATTAAATAATACTCTGTTCTGCCTCGTCTACCCCTGCTAACGGGTCATGAATATGCTCTCGGGCGCAGTCTCCGCACTCTTTACACATTAGTGCCCGCTTAGTGCACGTCTAATCAGTGTACTTGCGTCTGGTAATGCCATTCCGTAAGTTGATTCTTCAAATGACTTACGACCTCTAGAGTTAATATCTTTTAACTTCTTGAGGGCCTGAACTGTACCAGCAGCTTTTCCAGCTTGCCAACGATAATTGTTTGCGTCGGAATATCCTTGACCAGCTGGGCTAAATGCTGCTTTGCGACCGCTGTGTATATCTTCAAATAAAGCAGCGCCCTGCTCTACTGCTAGCTTCAATGCAGCTTCAGCATTCTTTCTAGCTGTATCTGTAGTTGAGCTGCTGATTGCTGTTAAAGCTACAGTGTAACGTTCTAAAATATCTTCTGTCATGGACTTATCGCGTAGCACACGCTGTTCCCATGCTTTATTAGTAGGTGCGCTTTTAATCTCAGGCATTACTACCCAGTCATCGTTTGTCAATGAATAAGCTGCGTATGGTTTGATTGCTTTAATGTCTGGCGCAACATTTACATAGAAGGTAAGCTCAAACGCATCTAAGAAGTTATTAGTTTTTGGGTGCAACGACTCTCTGAAATCTTCATTGAACATGTCAGATATTTGTTTATCGCTAAGCGCTTTGTACTTAGGATTAGATTGTCTAAATAATAAATAATTAACGCCGACTAGGCAGTCTAGGTCAGCTGGCGTACGAGCTGAAGTCCACTGATAGGAAATGGCTGAGCCTGCAAGCCAAACGTGAAGGTATGCCTCAGGGTTATAGTAATGATTTTTCAAGTGTTCAAATAAAACACGTATAATTGCCGAACGTACTGTAGGTACTATTTTTCCGTTACGAACAAGGCGGGGGTCTAACCCAGCTCCTGGAGTGCTGAAGTAAGAAGTCTCAGCTGGCTCTACTGACACTGGTTCTGCTTGCGCGACTAGTGCTGCGTAGAAATCCATTTGCCTATTATAGTTCTTTTTCTCGTTCTTCCTTGTAGATAGTGTCGTAACGCTTCATCTTTTCTTCCATCTCATGGACAGATGGCTTTGTCATGTAGCCGCATTCTTTATGAGCATTAACAAATGAATGAGCCCACACCATTACTAGTGTTTCGCTCTCGTCTGAATCTGCTTGAAACGAAGCGCTGCATTGGCAAGACATTTCGATAAACATGGTGGCTTCCTTGCGTTAGGCTGTACATACAGTATACCCGTGCGATACTGCCCCTGAAAAGCTTAATACCCCCTAGGCTTTTGGCCAAAAGGGGGTATAAAGGACGATAAATGGTTACTCTGCGGTTTCTGTGGCCTCATCTGTAACTACAGTGGCTTCTTCTACGGCTTCTTCGCTCTGTGCAGGGCGGTTTAGCTGAATAAGCTGAGAAACTACAGACGCAGCAATTGTCTGCTGGTTAATAGAATCTAAAATTTCAGTACAAGCGGTCTTAATATCCTGCAAGGTAGCAACATCTTCAATATTAATTTCTGTTGCAAGGTCAGTGATAGCTGTGTAAAAACCTTTATCATCTTTAACAATAATAAAAGCTGTAACGGCTTCTTTTGCTTCGCTCATTCGTATAGTCCTCTCGCCTGATAGGCTTTCTGTTGGTTGTACATTTTCACAGGGCAGAAATCGCACAAGTGAACTCTAATTGTCGACTTTCCTAAACCTTCTGCGGCACGTTCCTTATCGGTACCTGCGTTAAGAAGCTTTCGGTCAGTCTTGTAGTCCGAACACTGCCCTTTTGGCGTGTTGTGGACCTTCCAGCAACTCATGGCGTCAGCTGAATAGGTGTCCTTTAAATCATAGAACCCTGTGCCCAAAGCGTCAAGTCCTACAGTTAGTGGGCTGTCCCCAGTAAATTGCTTTTTAATCTGAGCAATGATGCTGGTCTTTACTTTAGGTGTCATCCAGTACACAAAATTAATATCGGTTAGCACACCAAAATGCCCACCGCGTTCGTGTGGAGCGGCAGCTTCCTTTAGAAAAGGATTATCTGTTTGGTCGTACTTTCCGTCCCCTAGGTACTTGCCTGTTTTAGCATAAGGAACTTCCTCAATGGTTTTACAGGTTTTGCATACTAGAAGGAGAATGTACTCATTCTCAAGTGAGGCGTCTGACATAGGTAGAAGCCTACCATATTACAAGCCGTTATTACGTCGCCGAATCTGTTCTGCGCTCATGTGTCCAAGAGGAACTCTTTGTACTTGGCGAGGGGGTTCAATAGGCTTAGCAGCTGGTGTTTGCGACACAGGTGCCGTTGGAGCAGGTGCTTCTACAGGCTTATCAGCAGGCATGTGCTTAACCTTAGGTGGTTTTAAAGAACTTAGCTTTTGACCCTTAGGTAACGAAAAGTAACCGCCAGCGTGCAACATTGTGTTTTTGTTCTCTTTAAGTGTTTTTACGTGAGCAGCGTTTTCACGGTTAAACTTAATCTTTTTACCGTGAGGTACTTCAGGAGTGTTATCACGGTCAAAATAAATATTGCCGTCGCGGTCTTTGCCAGCACCTACAAAACGACCTTCACCTGAGTCAAATAACTTTTTACCGCTAGGCAGCTTTACGCCTTCTGGTGAGCTAGTACCTCTTTTTGGGCGTCCCATTACTTACCTTCAAACTCTGCTTTCTCAGCAGCGTGGCGAGCTTCGTGTTCTTTATTAGAATCAATTGCGTCTTGGCCATACTTAGATAGCATCTTTGAATCGCGCTCATCAATTTCTTCTTTAGTTTGATGGCTTTTGTCCCAAAGAACACCTTCGCGAGGGTCATGCACTTTGTGCATAGCTTCCTTTTGCCACAAGATACCTTCGGTACCTGGGTTATGTACGCGAGCTGGGTTCTTTGCTCTATCTGGTACTGATGCCATTAGTTCTTACCCTTCTTAAGGATTACGTTTCCGTCGTTCATTCCTTGGCCTGGTGTGAAAGCTTGAAGGTAGTCTACGCCACCTTTACCTGAATCTATTCTATCGTCATTATGCTTGCTGTATGCGACACCTTCGTCACGACCCCAACCAATGGCTTCACCCATTTTTTTAAAAACGCGTGTTTCATCTTTTTCTCTGCGACGAACGTTCATGCGCGTCCGCCTGGTTTGCTGGAATCTATTTTAATAACTGGTGTATTAGATGGCGCATAATGCTCACCTGTAGCACGGTCAAAGTCAGTTCCTTGACGTGAACGAACACCTGCGTTATGACGTGCAATCTTTCCTGAAGCTGTTGCGTCAGTTAATTCTGTGCTTAGTTGGTTAAACTGTTTGCTATCGTAATTAGGCAATATGCCTGAACCACGACCATAACCTTCTTCATCATGGCGTTGAATAGTACGAACATTATTGTTCCACTTACCTTTTTTGTAAGCTCCACTTGTAGCTAAATCGGTAAGATTACCTACAGTGTTGTCAATCTCTTTAGTTCTAAAGCCTTTTAACATAGAAGGCAAATCTTCTTTGTTTTTTGCTTCTGCTAAAGGACGACGTTGAGGCAAACTTGCCCTGTCCTGAACACTGTCAAATACCTTACCCCACGCCATGTTAATTACCTGCTGGGTTTACTTTTGACGGCTCTTCAGAATTAATAAAACCATAGTTCATGTAAGGATGTAGGTCTGAGCGGTTCTTGACAACAAGCTCATCACCCATTCCTGGTGCAACTACTGTGTTAGGACGACGCTTGCGGTACTTACCGTCAGTTGCGCCATCTTGTAGTCCAGCGTTCTCAGAACGTGAATTATTTACGGTCATGCCATTCGGCCTTTCACTCGTGTGTATTGAGACTTGCGAACGCAAGAAGGGCATACCTTTTGGTTCAGTAATGATTGTACTGGGTCAATGGCATTTCCGCACTTGGTACAGGCATTATCACCATTATATTGGGTGCGATTAAGGTCTTTTTGGGTCTCAAGGCTAACGTCTTCAGCTCCTGCCATACCTTCGCCAGTTGAATCTGTAAATAAACCTGGGTCGTTCTTCATGCTAGTGGGTGCTTTCCTGATTTTTCTTCACGCATACAGTTCCTGCAACCGCCGATATAACGGGTGCTTGAATGGTGCTCTTCATAGTAACCTGAGCGACCTTTATGAAGACTTCCAGATTTCGGGGACGCGACAGGTGAGGCGTTGTCAGCTTCTCCTGATTGTCCTGAATTAAAATCGTTATTGTTGCGAGGCATTAGATACTTTCTCCTAACGTGTTGCGGCTTGTGGACTGTGCGCTATTTGGGGTCTGGCTAAAGTCAGACTCTACACGCTGGGTAGTTGCTACGTTACGTGGCAAGTTTACCAAATCTTCAATACCAATTTCATGCTCAGTGTAACCAAACCGCTCAGGAAATAGTTTAATCTGAGGCAGTGGTGGGCGAACATACTCTTGAATCTCCGCGCCACTCATAGACCATGCAGCAAGCGCCTGGCTAGTTAACCGTTCAGCGTTAGACTGAAAAGGTCCAATATACTGCTGTGGGGGATAAGCAGCTTCTGTTGGCGCTGTCCAGGGGCGATGGTTATAGACACCATCTGCAAATTTACCTGCCACTAGTCATCCCATCCAGGAATCTTTCCACCTGAACCTGGTGGTGGAGGCGGCGGGGTATAACCGCTTTTACCTGAGTTGTTCCAATCATCAAATGCTGAAGTAGACGGACCACCAGTTGTGCGTGGTGGGGGTGGCATGCTACCTGTGCTTTGGTGGAATGTGCCAGCTCGTCCATTGTCTACTACATGATTAATATTTTGCGCGCCTCTAGCATATCCAGCTTTAACGTCTGAAATAGTATTTTTTATTTTAGCAACAGAATTATCCACAGTACCTGCTGGGATATTAACTTTGTCTACTAGCTTACCCATACGGCGTGGGACCAAGCCTTTTACCCCAGCCTTGACCATATCCTCTGGGGTTCCGCCTTTTGCAGCGGTTTTAGCTACGTTGATACCTGCTCTAATGAATCCCATGGGTCTCCTTAAAAGAAAGTCTTACGGTTAAGGTCTTCTAAACGTGAATCAGGTCCATCTGCATTTGGTTTAGGCGTTGCTTTAATATCAGCAAGCGTTCCATGAAAAACCTCTTGACGAGGTGCGGCAGGGATAGCTTTTGGGTCGTCTTCTAAGTTTGGCATATTATTTCCAAGCTGGACGCATGCGAGCCATTTGGTCTGTGCGTCGTTTATCAAGTGACATTGGGGATGTACTTCTCATATTAGCTTTACCATCGTTAGGAAGATGAGGGGCGGGCATAGCCATGGCGTCCTCAACATTGCGTTTAACGAGGTAAACGTTTCCATCTTTTTTGGCTTTCATTTGACGCGCAATACCACGCATATTGTCAAGGCCTTCAGGATAGTAATAATCTTGTACGTCAATGCGCTCACCGCGGTGAACACCACGTTGATATGAACGCTGACCTACACGAACTTTAAGTGCGTTTAATACTTTGTCAGAAGTATCGCGGCCTCTATCATCACGGCGCGTACGAATAGTTCCAAGGTATCCATCTGGATATTCTGCTTGTGGAGCACGACCTACACCTAAACGAAGGAAATCGAGTTCAGAACGCGCAACAGGTTGACCACCACCGCCGTAAACAGTATTGGTTCCATACATACCCCCTGCACCCAGGTTTTGTACGTTTTGATGAGTTGCCATACCCTTATGGTAGGCGGTTTTCTCCTGCTAGAACTGCTAAATCACGACGTGGGTCGTAACCGTCTCCCACGACTAATGAAACAATACCTGTTGGTGACTCTAATCCGCTCTTGTCACGGAACCACGCACTACCTCCATCCATGGCAGGCACTTGAACCCATAAACGTGGGCCAACTTGGTCTGCGCGAAAATGGTGGAAGTGACCTGTCATTAAAACATCAGCTGAACCAACGGGTGTACGACCTGTTGCTTGTCCTTGAATCCACTTACCCATATCTTTAGCTTGATGACCGTGAGCAAAACCAAGAATAGTTCCGCCTAATTCCACCGCAAGTGTGGCATGGTCTGGCTTTGGATACATAAACTTAACGTGAGATAGTGCTGGGTTTTCTGCACACGCATCTTGTACAGCAGACGCCACTTCAATCTGCCATGAGTCTGTTGGGTCAACCATCATGATACGGTGAGGCTCATCATGGTTTCCTGGCACAACAGGAATAATCAGTTCTTCGCACAACGGTGCAAATGCTTTAATCCATGCCATGAGTACACGTCGTCCAACTCGCACTTGCTGTGTGACTCCAAGGTCGCTTCGTCCAATGACTTTTCCGTTTTGGCTGGTGCTTCCTTCAATGCAGTCTCCAAGCTGTGGGAGGACGACAGTTCCAATAGGACGTCCGAGCTTAAGTAATTCTTTATGTCTTGCGACAGCTGCATCAAGGCCTCGGAGCACTCGTTGAATTGTCTCCTCAGTTCCGCCTCCCGCGTCTTTTCCATATTGGGTATCGCCGATAGCGTAGACAGCATATAGTGGTCCCGCGACAGGTTGTACAGACTTTGGCTTAAAGGAATTAATCTCTTTAACAAGTAGGTCATAGTCCAGGTCTTTCACGTTTGTTGCTACATCTGCGGGTTTTACGTTTACACGGGCTGCTTCTAACCAATCACCGTTAAAGGTCTGCCAACGGCTTTTACGAACGCTTACTACGGTCCATACATTTGGGTCTAAATCAAAGTCTTTAAATAGCTCTACTGCATCTGGAAGGTCACCAGCGGTACGCGGTGTTGATACAAAGTACCCACCATCAGTACCAAGGTCAAGACGTGCACGATACTCTGGAGGAGTATTAGTGCGTTTTATATCCTCCTCTGCCCCATTTAATTCAGCATTAATAAGGGCTTTTCCTAAAGCATTTAATTTTGACATGTGCAGTATCCTCGCATGTGTGAACGAAAAGCAGTGAGTTTAAAGGGTAATTCTGTTTCATCGTTTAAATCTTTATACAAAGACGCAGCAATAACTTTAGAGTTGTTGCGTAAAGCGGTGAAGGCTTCTTGTTCTTCTTGTGTTAATGTATTTGTCCACTGGCCAACGACGCATAGAGCTGGCGCTGCTACCAAGTGCTTGTTCAACACGTCTAACATATGACTCCTCGTTGCCATCGTGATTGCAACAAAAGCCTATCACACGGTTGTAATTATGGAAACAAAAAACCCCGCCTTTCGACGGGGCAATTTGTAGTTTAGTCGGCTAATTATTCAGCCGCGCCAGCTTTCCAGTTTGCAGACTGACCCATAACAGATGGCAAAATGCGTCCGTTACCTTGGGTAGCGCCAGCTTCTGGTGCTTCTGTCTTTTGGAACTTTACGCGAACACCGTAGCGAGCGCCGCCACGTGCATTAGCTGTTGTGTGCGAACGAGATGGTTTAGCCATCTTTGTTGGGTCGCCAGCAGCTGTGTTCTTCTTCTTAACAAGCGTTCCTTTTTCAGGCTTAGCAACAGTGTGTGCTGGAGCCTTTCCTGGCGCAGTAGAAGTAGGCGCAAGTGGCGCTGGGTTCTTCTTTGAATCTGTCTTCATATAGTTTCCTTTGGCCTAAGGTGTCTGTTAAATGTACGGTATTTACTAATTAAATACAGCCTTAATTAGCCTTAACATCAAAGACAATAGCTGAGATATCGCCGTCATGGCTCTTAATAGTTGAAAAACCAGGAATACAGACTAGGTCTAGGCCTCGAGGGGCTGTGTAACCACGTGCAATTGCAATGGCTTTAACGGCTTGGTTTACAGCTCCCGCACCTACGGCACGGATTTTAGCTGCGCGTGTTTCATAAACACTGTGTGCAATAGCCGAGGCTACAGCTTGGGGATTACTTCCAGCGCCTACTCTGAGTACGTTGGTATCTTCTTGTTCTGTCAATTTATGCTCCTTGGGTTACGAATGGTGTTCTCCCGCAGAATAAATTATGAACGAATTTAAGCTATTGGTCTGTCTAAAGGGGTAGGGGCAGTGGCGTAAGAACCACAGATAGCGCATTCCATAGGGAGCAGGTATTGGGCTATCTCATAGTCGTCAAAACTGACCTTTACATTCCAAAGGTTGGACTCACAGTGTGGGCACTCATGGCATATCTCATGCTCATGGTCCATATTCCCCGTGTAATCAGGCTTCAGTGCTCGGATAGGCCTCAAGGCGAATCCTTTCAAGAGCAGCTTCCTGCTCAGCCATCATACCTTCTACTTGATTAATCTCGTCCTCAGACATCTTGTCTTTATTGTCCAAGTAAAGCTTTACCCCAACATCAAAGTTATTTTTTAAAATCTCGTACTGTAATTGACGACGTTGTTGTACAAATGCTTTTGTCTCTTCCATACGAGCCTTTTGCTTATCTTGTGTTTTACTCATCCTTGGCCTCCCCAACCCCCACCTTTAAAATGAATTGCTGGTGGGGTAAACGATTTAAACATGAACTCCCCACACTTATCACAAACAGGGCGCTCTGTGGCATCGTAGGTCATATGAATTTCTGTTGTCTTATCACAAGTAAGACAGGTAAAGTCATAGTTAGGCATTATCTCTCCCTAAACTTTGGGTCCTGAAGCTTATCATAAATCTCTTTTTCATAAGCAAGGGTATGCGACCCCGACACGAGGCGGGCCAAAGCATACGAATCAGCCGCGTTGTCATCTGTGATGTCCACATTCCATTTTTTATAAACGTGCAAAAGCATTTGACTTTTAGGCACACCTGTACCTTTGCCTGTCACGTACTTCTTAAGGCTGGTTGGCGGAACAATTAATGGGTAGATGCCAAAGTCTAAAAGGGTCAACTTAACCATCCCGCCTAGTTCACCAAGCATATTAGCCATTTGTGAACCAAACGCATAACCTTCCATGGCCACGTCTTCTATATGGTCAAACTGATGAAGCCAGTTCATTACATGTGCTTGTATATCGCGAAGTCGGTCTATGCCGTGTTTATCGGACTTGTAAACCTCGCTATAAAACGAGTCTCCCTGCACAGCGGTTAAAGCAAAACCTGTGTATGACTGGTCAATACCAATGTACACAGGTTGAGCAGGGTCCACGACCCCTTTATTAAAAACCTTCACTAGAAGCGTGACCTCATAGAAGATGTGCGACGAGTTAGTTCACGACTTGTAAGACTGTAGTACCGCTCTAAGTTATCCATAGTTGTCTCGAGCATCTTTCGGTAAGCGTGAGCATAAAGCTTCTTGCGGCTAAGGTCTTGAATCTCATCTAGAGACATAACCGTAGACTTCAACATTGTGGCTTTCTCTGTGCTCTTGCCTGAGGTGTGGGTAAGCAAAGCTTTAGCCTCTGCCATGGCGTATTCGTTCTCTGCTTCTGTTTCAGACAAAGCAGCAGCAGCTACTTGGGTACGAATAAAGCTGTAGTTTTCCATGTAGTTAGTCATAAGAACCATAAGTTCTTGGTCGTCTACCATCGTAATATCACGTGGAAACGGTGGAACTTCAATATCTAGGTTGCGCTTTACAGGCAACCCTTGGGCCTCAAGTACCTTTATAACTTCTTCACTGACGCCAGTAGTTACTAAATTAATCATTATATCCCCTGCACTTTGCGCAACCATCTGTAGCGATATTGCATACTGGTGGAACCTTATCATTAACTGCTTTGACAATCATCTCTGCAGCCTCAAACAACTCGGTAATACCAAAATCAGATTTAGGGACTACAAATTCTTTTGCTTCTTGGTTAGGTTTTGCCTCATAAATAAGTACGGCTTCTTGTGGCACATTCTCATACCCAAGCAACTCAGCCAACTTCATATAAATCTGAACCTGAGTGATGTGCTTTCTAAATGGTGCTTTTAAAGCTTTCCATGCCGCTTCAAAGTTATTATCGTGCTCAATCAAAAGTTCAGGCGCTTCCCAGCGAAGGGTACCCATACCTACTGACTTAACCTCAAGCATTAAAGGTTCTCCAAGGCCAACTAGCCAACCATCGGAATGCCCAAAGATACGCAGTGGCTCATAAAACAGCGGAACTTCTCGGTACTCAAGTGGCCCTTCATGGCAGTCTGAACCGCCCCAGAACATCTCTTCACAGTCTTTGCAATACCACTTGCCATACATAACACCCATCTCATAAAACCAGCGTTGCCATTTGGCATGAATAGCGTGTCCTTCTTCAAATACAGATAACAAAGTAAGTGAGGCTTTGCGCTTTGCGACAGGCGCATGACCTAATAGCTGATAGTACGAAGCGCGATAACACCAGTCATCTCCAGCCATCTCTGATGGGTGTAGAACATCTGTTCGACGCGACTCATCACGTGGCTTTGATAGTAGATAACGTTCTACAGAACCTAATACTCGTGTGTCTTTTTTAGCCACGTCTATAAAACTCTTTAATGCACCGCTTGGTTTGTACTTTGTAGTCATGGCGGTAACCTATCACGACTTAAGAGTATTTATCCACTCCTCAAGGCTTAGACCCGCCTTAGCAGCTTTTCTTTTTAATGCGTTACGCTCACGGTGGCTCATGCCACCCCAGATTCCATGTTGCTCGTCCATCTTCTCTGCGTAGAGCAAACACTCTTTACGCACAGGACATTCAGGCAAGCCGTCTTTGCCATAGCAAACAGCTTTTGAAATCTCTGCAATAGATTTATATTTAGATTTGTCTCGTGGGGGATACCACAGTTCAGTATCCATGCCATGACACTTGGCTAGATATCTCCAGCCTTCGTTATGTCCGACGTCTTCGTACAAGTGTGCTCCTGAAGAGTTTGGCGCATTTCTAGAAAATCGTCTTCAGTAAGCAACACGTAATTCTTATCATTGAGACTCACACCTAGCACAGGCATTCTTGTATCAAGGATTGCTTCGTTAACAATCTTTTCCAGAACTGTCGCTTTGACGGTAAAGGAAGCTTTGCCTGTCCACTTGTGTTCTATTAATAACTCTTGTGAACGAACATCGCCTTTACGGCTCCAAAAAGCTCCGCTGGCTGCCACTGTGGAACCACCGAACTTCTTTGCTAACCGCGCCTCGTGCTTCTGAGACTCTTTTTGGCCCTTACTCTTCATATGCAAACTTAGACCCAGCTTTAATTGAGTCTAGTACATCCCGTTCAAGGGCCTCTTTGAGTTCAACTTCTTCCCGAATTGAGCTAAGCATAGCATCTGCACCTTGCCATTGCCGTTCGCCATACCGATAGTAGGCTCCAGCACGGGCTATAACGCCATTTAACTTGCCGATAGCAATAAGTTCTTTACCAAAGTCCAACTCTCCTGCAGGGATTTCTCCGCCCTCTGCAAAGTAAAAGTCAAAGCTAGCCACACGTGAAGGTGGGGCTGATTTGTTCTTTAGTACTCGGGCTTTAATTACCTGACCTACACGACGCTTATTTTCTCCTGAACCAGCTTCAATCCAGTCGTCACGGCGCATATCTACACGGGTAAAATAACTATAGTTTTTACCCTTGCCGCCTGGTGTAGTGCGTGGGTCGCCATACATAACGCCAACCTTGTCACGCCATTGATTAATAATAATTCCAACAAAAGGACGCTCGTATTCTACAAGCGAGCGTTTTGAAGCAAGACCTACTTTGCGAAAGAACTTGTTGGTTAGGAGTGCTCCTCGTCCGACGGTGTGTTCATCCATGTTTTTATCGTCCTCTGCCCCAGGTACCAAAGCAGGGAGGGAATCAACAACAATGCAATCAACAGCTTTAGTTTCGGTGACTTTAATGACAGCCTCATAGGCTTCCTCCATAATATTTGTAGAAACGATATACACGCGAGACGTGTCTACTCCGCACATCTCTGCGTACTTAGGAACCCACTGTTCAGCAGCAATCCATACAGTAGTGAACTCTGGGTCTTTTGCTTGGTTAGCAGCAATTGTCTTAAGGGCAATAGCTGTCTTACCTTGGCTTTCTTCGCCAATAATTTCGTGCCATTGGTTAATTGGCCAACCACCACCAAGCGCAACATCAAGTGAAATAGAACCAGTGGTTATGTATCCCATAACATCTTCACGAATGTCTGAACCAAGAACGATGGTGCCTTCGCCCATGCTCTTGTTAATATCCTTAAACGCTTTTGCTAACTCTGCTGATATTGCAGCCATTACATGAACCCTCCGTCTGCTCCAATTACAGGCTTGGTTCCATTGAACCCACCTGTTGCTACTTGCTTAGCAGGAGTTGCAGGCCCTGAAGCCTGTGGCCCTCCTGTAATGCCTTTACCTAATCCTGAACCAGATTGCTCAATTGGATAACCACAGTCATAGCAACGAGGCTTATAACCAGCGGGACCACCGTAATTACCACTACGGCAACTTGGGCACACAGGTGCTAATTGTTGCTGTGGTACTTGAGGATAGTTAGGTGTAGGCGCGTAAGACTGTGGCAATGGTACTGCAGGCATTTGCGGTTGATGAGTACCTGACACTTCAGGCGGTGAAACTGGGCGTGGCGCAGGAGGGTTGGTACCTAACTGCTTAGCCCACCAATTGCTACTACTCATCGAACATCTCCATATCTGCTTCTACTGTGTCTGCGGCTATCGCATCAATGTGAATTAATTGAAGATGGTTTGCAATAGAAAACGCACCAACTAAAGTTGATAAAGCAACCGCTTTGTAAACTGATTTCATGCTATTTAATTCTTCTTCCATAAACTTTGCCATATCGTCATTACCGTTTTCACCCAACTCTTTAAGGTGAATAGTGGTCAATACATTTGCGCTCATGTCAGCAATTGAATCTAAGTAAGGAAATACAGTAGAAATAGCTAGTAAACGGTTTTCACTATCTTCTTCTTCTTTTAAATCTCCCTCTTCACTTACTGGAGTGAGGCCTATAAGTTCTGAAATCTCATTAACCTCAGCCATAGCGGTATCGTATAAATACCATCTAAGAATAGTTGACATAGGAACTTCCATAGAAGCCATGACGTATTCTGGCTTTCTACGAAATTTATCAAAAAAACTCATTTAGCTTCGCCCCACTTCTGAACCACCTTAATATCAGCAATCAATGGGATAGGGATAAGCGTAATGCCTTCCATAGCCTCGCGGATAGCTTCTGTAGTTTTGTCAACAAGATGGTCAGGAGTCAAAGTAACCAGTTCATCGTGAACTGTGAGGATTAGCTTAGCCTCAGATGGAATCATCTTATGTGCCCTAATCATAGCAAGCTTGATAACATCTGCTGCAGAGCCTTGAATACGCGTGTTGAACGCTTGGCGCTCAGCGCTGGCTCTATAGCCAACTTGACGAGAGTTAATCTCAGGCAGATAACGACGGCGTTTTAAAATAGTCGTAACGTAACCTTTATTACGGGCTACACCCACTACGCGACCGCGGTACTTGTCTACCGAAGAAAACTTCTCAGAGAAGTCGTTAAGAAGCTTTTTGGCTTCAGGCACGGTACAACCAATGCTTCTTGCAATCTTGTCAGGACCTACGCCGTATGCCATAGCAAGAACCAAGACCTTACCCGCTTTACGGTCAACTCCCATAGTGTCACCTACGGTTGTATAAATGTCACCGCCATCTACGTAGTTCTTAACCATAATTGGGTCTTGAGACATGGCCGCAATAATGCGAGGCTCAATCTGTGAGTAGTCAGCAACAACTAACTTGTAGCCGTCAGGCGCGGTAAACAAATTACGAATACGACGACCGTTCTCACTGGCTGATGGGTTAGGAATGTTTTGTAGGTTTGGGTTACGGCTAGAGAAACGACCAGTCTCGGCACCCCATTGAACAAAATCTCCGTAAATACGACCATTAATAAGCATTGACTCACGGTCTTCAGTCTTAGATTTGCCGTTAACAGTCTTAGTAACTTCACCACCAAGGTACGGGATTACATAAGTACTCATCAACTTATTTAAATCAGCGTAGTGAAGAAGCGCACCTACTAGTTCATCCTTCTCACGAAGCGGCTCTAAAGCCTCAGCAGATACAGAGTAATCCGTGTACTCAACAGAGTCAGATTCTTTCTTAGCACCTTTACCTGTAAGAAGTACAGGTTTAAGGCCACGACAACCTTCTTCTTTAGGTCCGTACAGAACGTACTGCTTTTCGTTGTTGGAGTTCATATTAAACACACGCCCAGCAATACGATAAACCTCAGATTTGGCTGTCTCGATGTCCTGACTTAATTTATCAAACAGCTCTTGCAGTTCTTCCATGTCAATTGGAGCACCTGTAAGTTTCATATCGCATAGGACTTTTAAAACATCCATCTCTAAGTCCATAACAACGTTAACCTCAGCGGCCTCAAGCTTAGGCACTAAGTCTTTCCACAATAGGAACGTGTACTTCGCATCAAGATACGAATACTTTGCTACCTCACTAAACGCATAAATCTCTACCTTGTGGCCAATACCCTTTTGCATTGAATAGCCAAGCTCACGTTGCAAACAGTCGTCAAGACCAAGTTTGCCGCGGTTAAGGTTGTTGTATAAAAAAGAAGCCATAAGGGTATCAAAATAAGGTCCATCAGGGATTTGACCCTTGTAATACTTAGCAACCGATGACAGGTCAAAAACTAAGTTGTGACCAATTGTAAGAATCTTGTCGTTAAACATTAATGGCTTAATGGCCTTAAAAACTTCTGCAGGAAACAACTGTTCAGGGGCAGGTCCAAATACTTTAATAGCTTTCTTTTTATCGCGTGAGTAATCAGAGTCACGAGCAGGAAGACCAGCGGCTACACGCTTCTCTCCTTGACCTGTTAAAGGAAAAGACTCAGATATAAATTCTCCGTGAGGGTGGCCCATAGGGATTACGTCACCTCGGCCATATGTTGCAAAGCTAATCCACAACACATCGTTTACTGCTGGAATACCGCGATAATCTCCAACGGTTTCCACGTCAAATGCAAAAGCATCTTGTTTGAGATAATACGCGACCATCTCGTCTAACTGTTCTTTTGTTGTAATGATATTCATGTTTATCCCCTGTAAAGCTAGAGAGCCAGGACCAGGGGAAACTGACCTGGCCCTCCAGCGACCTAGTTGTTAGAGAAGTGAGTTCGCGATTGCGTCTAGTTCTTCCCAAGTGTTCTCCTTAATAAAGGAGCGGTCAAATGGGACCATGTTAGCGATAGCCGCTTCAATGGCCTCAACATCGGTGATGCCCCAGTCCTCAGCGAGGTCACGGGCTTTTACAGAGTTAATGTGATAAATGGTTGTCTGCATCTTACCTGTGCGACTAATTGCCCAGTAGTTCTTTGTTAGAGGACCCTGTGGTGAGAAGTGTGCTGCATGCAACGACTTATAAAGTCGTGGGCTAGCGGTAAGTACTTGACGTTGTGGACCACCTGCTGCACTTAGGTTAGCAATGCTGAAGGCTTTCTTTTCTTCAGGCTTGCTACCAAGCTTTACACAAAGAGGGTCGTTGCTACCTAGCGATACAAAAGAACGCTTTCCAGTCTTAATCTGGTCAAGGTAGTGCTGCTTATAAACTGCAAAGGGACCGTTAGGGTCAAGAAACTTTACAATTTGGATTTCCCCATCAACGAACTTAAAGTCCTTTGGATAATCTCCACTTGATGAGACTGTTGCTGCATCCCAGCCTGACAAAACGTTAGTGCTGGTTGATTGCGCTGGACGCGCTGTAATTGGTTCATCTGAGTTCGCAAACTCATCGTTGTCAACTACGTATTCATCTGTACGGTTTACTGCCATTTGGTTTATCATCCTTTTATCATAGTGTTTACTTAGTTTCGGTTGCTCGGATGTTATTCCAAGCCTCGGCAATCTCATTACTGAGCTGTCGGTGTAATGGCCATTCTATACGCTTTATGTGTAGAAGTCCAGCCGAAGCAAAGAGTTCGATTGTCTTTTCCACCATAGCCCTTGAGTACAGCCGTCGGCCTTGGTGGTCTTCCCCGTTAATATCTTTTTTAGCGGGTAAGCGGTATGGCGATGCAGGTAGGTAGCCTTCCTTAATCCACGTGCGGATAGTTATTACGGGGCGACCTAGTGCGGACGCTAGCGCACCAATTGTGAACATCTCTACTTCATTACCGTTAGGTAGAGTTTTCATAAATGGTTTTGAATCCCAAGAGTCGTCAGGAACTATCTCTGGCTTCTTAGGTACGGATTTTTTGCGCTTGCGTTTACTGCCTGGGTAGTACTCATCCAGGTCAGAAAAAGTAGAATCAATTAAATCGTCAGTCACTACCAACCACCTAAGCAGTCTTTAGAATGTGTATGTATTGAGTACTGAAGCACATACGCACCTTTATTGGGGGCAAACAACTCAGTGCCACAGGCACCGCATTTACCAAACCACTCTTGTGCCATAAAGTCGTAGGTCACTTGGCATCAACCAAAAATGCGTATGAAACTTTTGCTGGAAACATTTTATCAATGTCTTCTTCAGTTAAATATCCGCCGTAAAAAGCAGTCATGATTGCATCCTCATCAATTTGAGGAACCATCTTAATACAAGTGTCTTTAATACCTTTTTTAGTAAGGATGTCTTCTGCAACTTCCATGTCAAGAGTTTTAGATACTCGACGTTGGCGGGTTAGCTTCACTTCTCCCGCAAGTTCATCCTCTACTACCAGTACTCGATGACCTCGGTCATCAGCTTCAATTTCATCAACAGCTTCTGTAAGACGTGATTTAAGCTCGTTTTGTCGAGTGCTTAAAACACCGATTTCATCTTTAAGGCGTAGGTATTGACGTAAGTTGCTCTTAATGTCTTTAAGTTCCATGGTTCTCCCCTGTTTAGGAGCCCCAACTTAATACGGGTTAGATTACTTGTCAACCCCGACATACGCTTCGAGAGCCTCAATTATCACGCTTGTAACGGTGACTTTCTCTTGAGCCGCCTTCTTTTGGACAGCAGACCATAGGCTGTCAGATACACGGATAGTACGTGTAGGAGTCTTAGGTGCATTAGGCATCCCTATATTCTATACGATAGCCCCAGATAGGAATTGCTTTAAACTACCTATAGACATGTTAATTCCGTCTTCTTCATCAATTCCTTCTCCATCAATAACCGCATCTGCTACTGAGGTTTTGAACTGGAGGGCTTCCCACTGTCGTTCTTCGATGGAGCCTGAGATGAGGATGTCTTGGATAACAATAGTGCCCCACGTTGAAGAAGCGCGCTTAATTCTTCCATTTCTTTGGATAGCTGCCCCGCTGCTCCACGGCAAATCATAGTTAAGTAGTAAGTTCGCTGCTGGTAAATCAACACCATACCCGCCAGCGTCAGAACTAATGAGGACACGAGTATTAGGGTCAGTATTAAAAGCAATTTTGTTCTCCTCTTTAGTTTTAGCGTCTAACTTACCTGAATACAAACGACATTGCTCAGGACCTAAAGCCTCAGCAATCATGTCTAACATGTCTACGTAAGTAGCAAATATAACTACTTTGTTTGCTTCGTTTTGTTCAAGAAAGTCTTTAACATACTGGATAAGGTAATCCAGTTTAGGCGAACTAGTAACACCGTCGAGAGCACCACTACTAACCAATTCTGACGCATATGCGGACCCTTCTCCGTTTAGTTGATGAAACTTTTGAGAACTGGTGACCAAAAGCTGCGGGTGAGAACACAGCATCTTAAGGCAACCTATCTTAGACATTATCTTACCTCTAATTTCATCCTCAGGGCCACCGCGTTTAGATTCGTAGCCGTAATGAGCATGAATGTTAAAAGACGCCCCAAATAGAGCTTGTGCGTCGTCTAACTCTTGAATAAGGTCATTTGTAATTCTGCTGTAAAGCTTGGATGTTTTACGGTCAAAGGTAATCATCACAGGCTCTTTGTGAATAGACTCAGGAAGATAAGGGGCAACGTCAGGGTCTTTTTGCGACTTACGTACACAGCTAGGTTTAAGAGCATCATGTAGCGTAGACAAATTTTTGTAGCGTTCTACACCGCCCCAGTTGTTACGAACGATAAAGGTTTTGTCAAAGATGTCAAAACGACCAAGAAGGTTGGTGTCTACAAACTGCATGATGCTGTAGAGCTCTTCTGGTTTTCCGTTTTCAATTGGAGTACCAGTTAAAGCAAATCTAAAAGGAGCGTTAATTAATCTCTTTACTGCTTTGGTTCGTTTTGATTTAAATGATTTGATGGCTGTTGCTTCGTCGAGTACAACAAAGCCTCTTGGGAGGTTCTTAACGCTGTCCCAGTCGTTAACAATTTGCTCATAATTGAGAATGATGTAGTCAACCCCTGAATTATGCCAGTCGAACGCCTGTTCGTATTGTTCTTTGCGTTTTGCTGGGGTTCCATCAATGACCAAAGCGTTTGAAGTACCACTTGTAAATTTCTCAATCTGATTAGCCCACTGGTATTTCAGTGAAGATAAACAAATTATAAGACCTGGCTCTTTAACTTTGTTCTCATCCATAAGCCGTTCTATAGCGGCAATAGTAAGAACGGTTTTACCAAGTCCAAGGTCGTATGCAACAAGCATCTTTCCGCGCTCGCACATGCGGTCTACAGCCTCGGGTTGATAAGGTAAAAGAGTGCCAGTGAACGTCACTTTAAGCCATTCATCCTTATTTTAATTAAAACCTCTAGGTCAGCAATAGTTCCGTTGTTAACAAAGATTTGGTCAACAGGGTAGCCGTCCATCTCTTTTTCAGATACGTGAGAATTAACCGCCCCTATGCCCAAACGTTTAATACGCCATAGTTGGGTATCTTCAGGGCTCCACTTCTTTAGTAAACGAGCTTCGTTTTCAAACCGAACATCGGTAATCACGGTAGGGATAGACCAATCACGGCCTTGTAAAGCCTTGGCAATCCAAAACTCTTCTCCAAACACTTTGCGAGCGCCTACGCCAATATTTTGAAGCATGGCCCTAACATCGGGGTTCTGCTTAGCAACATCCCAGCCATCATGGTCAACCATAAGTTGGACTGTAGTGTGGTTATCGTATCCGACAATTATCTTGGGGTTCATTTCGTACAGAAGTTCACGAATCTTGTCAGCAAAAGCCACACGCGTAAAACCGTAGTTTTCAACAAGAATGTTCGCTACTGTGTCTTTGCCAGACTGAGCATACCCAGTTAAACCAATAATCATTAAAACTTCCTCAACAAGTTAATAGCGGTCCAAGTGCCAACAATAACCATTAAATAACCAAGAATCTCTTTCATGATATTGCTTTCTCCCCTCTAGCAGAATGTCGAGCATTTGCTAAACCGTTTAGTACTTCGTCTTTGCTCATGCCTCCAATATCCTTAACGTCAATGTCCCCATAATGGAAAAACCAACATTCAGTCATTAGCTCATTGCAAAGCTTTAGAAGTTCTTGTGAGGACACTCTACCAGCTTCGTCGTTGTCCATAGCAAATATGATGCGGTCTGCGCCTCTAATGAGGTTTAGCTGTTCTTTAGAAACCATGGCGCCAAATGTAGCAACACCGCCTGTAATCCCAATAGAAGCTAGTCTTACCACGTCTAAAGGCGATTCAACTACAATCATGTCACCGCCTTTGTAGTTCTCATAACCAAACAGAGCCGTGCTTTTTTTCATGCCTGGAGGAACGTTCTTAAAGAACCGTTCTGTGTGACCCTTCTCCTGCCATCCTAATAATTTATTAGTAAATGGGTCACGAATAGGGATAATCCAACGTCCGTAGTAAGCATTCCATTTAAGCCCATAAGCGTCACACTGCACCAGAGAAAGACCTCGGTCTTGAGCCGCTAATACTGGAACCTGTGTGTAAGCCCCCAGCATTGCTTCCTCTACCTTGACTGGCTCTTCAATAGGTTGGCGTTTAACTTTGTTTAAGTTATTAAACCGCGCAGTTAAACTGGCGGTAGACCCAAGCCAATCTTTTACATCTGCGTACTCAACCTTTTCAATGTATTGAATAAGGGTGTAAACATTCCCCTTCCAACCACAAGAAAAACAAATGAATGCACCTGAGTCTGCGTTTATCCACCATGAAGGGTTATGGTCAATGTGACCAGTGCGCTCTTCATGTGCTGCACAATAGCCGTTAATCTCGTCTCCACGGCTGTCTAAAACCTCTACCCCAAGTCGGGATAGCGTTTCAGTCATTTCATCAAAGGTCATCGTTTGTAACCTCGCGGAACTGTCCTGTATCCCAATCCCATAGTAATGAGACTTCACTGAGGCCACCATTACGGCTGGCAATAACACGAAGCAAACGAGTGTCGTCTACGTTCTCGTCTTCGCGCTGTAAGCCAAAGATAACGTCTGCGTCTTGGTGGAAAGAAGAAGAGTAACCAATAGAATCTGCGCTTACTTGGCCTTTCTTCATCTTCCACGTTAAAGCCTGAGTAGAGATAACAATTGGTTTGTTAACTTTCTGTGCAAGACGCTTTAAAGAACGAGTGATGTTAGTAATTGCTTGCGGTGTTCCAGCATCAGCCCCAAGCTCGTCAATCATAAGGTAAGTACCGTCAATAAAAATGATGTCAGGGTTTTTACTTTGAATCTTGCTGGCTACAGCGCTTACTGTCTGACCGTTGGCTGAGTCAACGAACCAGAATTTATCTTCCATAAGCTCTGTGTTCTCTGCCTTGGTGTAGTAACGAGCCTCTTCATCAGGGTTCAAAGTACCTGTCATTAAACGGCGATGGCTGATACGGGCACGCATAGCAAAGTAACGGCTTACCTGTTCAGCGTTGCTCATCTCAAAAGACATGAACATAGGAACTTTGCCTGCAAGATGACAGTTAATAGCAATCTGCAAAGCAAGAGTTGATTTACCCGTTTTAGGCGGAGCCACAATAACAATCAACTGCCCTGGCTGTAGGCCAGAAGTCGCTTCGTCCATAGTTCTAAAGCCTGTGGGTAATCCAAGCAACCCTGGGTTATTTTTTCTAAACTCATAGTCTTTCTTGGCGCGTTTAGCTGCTGCTGTAATTTCAAGGTCGTTAGAGCGATTAAGCCCTTCTTCCTCAAGACGAATAAGACCGCGCTCAATCTGTACAAGAGCGGCTTCGTGGTCTTTCTTCTTTTCAATCTCGTCTAATGCGTTACCAATCGTATTGACGATAGCCACTTTACGGCGGCTCTCAACCATCTTGTCAAGAAGATAGTCAATGCTGTCATCTACCTGCAAAACAGAATAGGTAGGGAAATTTTCTCTAATTACATCAAGACTAGGACATTCTTGGTACTCGGCATAGTGCGAGTGCATGAACTTAAATAAATTCTTATCCGAGGAGTCTGCAAACCAAGTGTCATTAACACTGCGCTCAAGAGCTAAACCAAGATTGCGTGTTTCAATAATCTTGCTAAGTAAACGTGCTTCGTTATTCATAAGCTATTGAAATCCAATCCCCAGTGTCCGTATCGTAGCAATCTATCAGGTTTGTCTAAAACGCCAACTACCTCTGGTCGATAAGGCAACTCGTCAACCAGTTGGCTGAGAGAACCGTACGCCGTGAAGTATCTAAACGGATTAGTACCCATTCCGTCAAGCATTTCCATAATCTGGTTGAGCTGTTCCTCATCCAAATCAAAAGAAACTAATTCAAGGGTTACACCCTTTTTCATAGTAAACAAGTAAAGAAAACTAAGAGGAGCACGATTGATGTGTTTATCTACTTTTACTATTGGTATTACTTTGAACTTCTTTTTAACAGTGAGCTCTACATTTAAGAATACGTCTGTTGTAACTAATATTCTTTGGGGGAGCTCATTGCTGATATCTCCCTTACGCATTTAGAAAACCTCAATTTTCCCGTACTTGATAATAAACTCTCTAAAGTCTTCATTAGACCTTTGAGCTTTCTTGGCTTCTTCTTCAGAAGCTTTGGTGGAAATTTCAAGAGGATAAGTTCCGTCGTTGTCCTCTAAACGTTCTTTTACAAACTTAATATGCTTACATGTAGAGCGGCCTCTATACCCAGGACAAGTGCAAATAAACTTACCACTGTCTGTGGAAGACACTTCATAAATGCCAGGCCCAGGAGTCTGTGCTTGGCTCAAAAATACTTGTATAAGACGAGCGTCGTCACTCACTTGGAATCCTTTCATTTTCTAAGGTCGCCCTTAACTGATGTAATTGGGATGTAGGTAAAAGCCTCATTAGCAAAACTTTCTGTAGCGTCGCCATAAAGACCAGCCCAATCCTTTCGTTCTACGTTGGTAGTAACAATAGTCGGTAGACCGTTGTTAAATCTAGTGCGCAGGATATGGTGAAGTTGGTTCTTCTGCCAACCTGTGAGACCTGCATGCTCCTTACCGATGTCATCGATAATAAGAACTCTGATGTTAAAAGCATCATTAGGGCATTGGCCCAAGATACCTTCGTAGATAACCTCTTGGTCATCATTTGCAAGCTTATCCATAAGCAAACTCTTTAGCTCAAGGATGTCGTTAAACGTAGAAAAGTAGCAGGGACGGATAAGCACGTTGCTTTCTTTAACGTCAAACTCTTCTAATGAAAGGGTGCGCATAAGCTCTTGAATAAGGGCAAGAGACAAAGTTGTTTTTCCTTGTCCTGGGGTTCCCCAAAACATAATTCCTTTGCCACAAGTCATTTGACCAGTTGCTCGGATAACTACGCCTTTGCGAACTGCGGCAACCCACTTTTCAATTTTGGCAATGTCTGTTGGAGAAATATCTTTACAGTCAGCCATCTCCCAACCAACACGTGCTTCAGGAATGCGTGCGGCTTTAATCCAAGCACGGCGTCGTACTTTAACCTCGTTTAGATTAAACATTATCCAACCATTCCTGAGACTTCTCAGCCTCTGCCTTGATTTCCTCAATCTGTTCCGAGGTAACCGTAAGACGCTTTGCCTCGATAAGCAAGTTGTGGAATTGAACAATAAACCGCTTCCAAATAATTTCTGGGTCAGTTAACTTCGTATCATGCTTGATAGTCCCAAAGTACAACTGCATCATCTCAAGTTCAATAGCCCCGTCGGTGTTGTACTCTTTGCGCTTACCGTCAAGAGCAAAACGAAAACGACTACGAGTAACCTGCCAAGGTTGAATGTGCCAAATGCTGTGCATCTGCTCGGCAAACTCAAAAGCGGAATCTGTAGAAGACCAACCAGCAGCATTCGCTGGGTCACGCTTTAACATCCGCTCTTGGCGGCGTGACTCGTGCTGCTCCATCTTTTCCCGATGCTTGCGCTCATCATGCTTTTGCTTAGCCTCGAGGCGTTCCTCTTCCGTTTCATAATATTCCATTTGAGCCTCCCGCGAACTTGTTTCGCTATTCGGTTTACTATTTATAGAATTATCTATATGTATATATGAGCTATTCAGCTGTGTCTGTAGTGGTAGAAGGCGGCTTTCTAGGGCCCAGTAATCCGTCTCCACAAGTTGGCTGACAGTCATAATACGACCGTTAATATTGACTTTGGTCGTTTTAATAAGCCCAGCTTCTCTGAGCTCTCTGAGTGAGGTTCTTAAGGCATCCCGTCCCTCAGGAAAGATGGCAGAAAGGCTTTCAGCGCTTATTAGGGCGCTTGTAGCCTTCAAGTACACGTAGACACCTAGCGCCCTGGCTGTAATCACGCCTTAGAGCCCTTCTGAGGCTTTTTAGAGGCATCCAGCTCGGCCACCACGGCCTTGGCTATCATCTTGGCTAAGGCCTCAAGGCCAAAGAAGACCGCTTCAAAGACTTCGTCCTCTTCGTCCATATCCTCGTCGTCCTCGTCTAGGTCGTCTTCGGGGTTCTCGTCCTCTTCTTCAACCTCGACTTCAGGCTTAGGGACAGGTACGGGTTTCTCGTACTTAATCTCATCGGACGGTATCAAAGGGTTTAGTCCGTCTGTTAAGTCAAAGCACTTAACGCCAACCTCTTTGCAGATGGCTAAAGTGTCGTGGGAAATTTGGTCTTCGTCTGACCACAAAACAAAAGCGATTGCTTTGTCGTCTTCAATGTATGCAACTGCAGACATTAATGGGTTGTCAGATTGAACGACGGTACAAGGGGGTAGCCCCTCGGCATCTTCTTTGGTATTCCATACTAAAATTTCAAGGCCTTTGTCTTTAGCCATCTGGGCTGCAAATACTTGACCTTGACTTGGTTTGCCATTAAACGCTAAAACTAAAATACCCTTAGGGCCATTAGCGTAATAATGGTCTTCCATAAGCGCTTCTAAATTAGCGCGGGTGGTAACTCCGTTACCTGTTACTAACACATAATATCTGTCCATTAGGACCTCCTTGTAGGGGGCCCTTAATCTAGCACAGGATTATTTACTGTCTAGCTGAGTAAACGTTTGCTCGAGAATTAGCGAGTCTTTCAGCGCCTACGGCAAAAACTCCACCAAGAAACGCCCCAGCAACCGTGTAAACCACGTAAGACTTGACACCGTGTGTATCGGTAAGGTAATTGGCTCCAAAAGAGACAAGGAGAGCGAACACAGAGTTTGCAGCTATTGGCCCTACAAACACAGCAGCAATTTCAAGAGCAGGGGTAAAGATTGCAATAAAGAATGCAACAAACATACCTACGAGAGCAATATGAAACATGTGCTAATAGTACTACGTTTGTGGTTGGGCTAAGTACAACGCAAAGGTTGAACCTAGAGGTACAAAATCTCGAAGTCCTCCGTTTACCAAACGGTTTTGAGTTGCTACTCGGTTACGGTAAAGGTGGCTTCGGCCATAGTTAGTATTGCTAGCTTCCCAGAACAAAGAACCAACTTCTGCAGGTCCTGTGCTTCCGCTAAAGTAGTCTAGAGCAAACGCGCTATTCTCAAACAATGCTCGGTCTACAGTAAGGGTTTTACCTACAGTGGTAGTCCAGTCTAGTTCTACATAAGCGTACGCCGCATTTGTTGGGGCTGTTGCGGTTACTGAGGTTCTAGTCCATGAAGTTTTAATTGTTGTGGGTGTTCCTGTGCTGGTGCTGATAACTGAACGGCTTGTGTTAAGCCAAATAATTTTAGGAGTTACTTGTTCTGTGCCAGAGCCAACAATTCCATAAATGCTGAATGTGTATGAAGTATTAGGGTAAAAAATTCCACACATTTGGTCGTTGGTTGTGTACGACTTAAGAACAACAGAAGTTGCTGTAGCAGTTAGCTTCATTGCGTGGCCTTCTGAGTAAGCAGTTCCTGTTGTTGCTAATGATGCCTGAGTGCTTCCAGAGGTAGCAAAAGAAATTGTGTTATTTCCTACCGCTGTAACAGTGCGTTCTCCAGTGTAATTAGCGGCAGTTACCCCTGTTCCAGATACGGATGGGATATAAATTTTGTCGCTTATATTAATATCATGGTAGCTGTCTACAGTTATGGTAGCTACGCTAGAAGATATAGATGAAGCTGTAATGTTATAAATGTGAATTCCAGGTTCTGGGTTAGAGATGTCCTGTGCTGCTGTAGCTCCTGTGTATGACCAAGGAGTAAACGAAGTTCCACTGTAAACCATGTCAGGATTTAAAAGCTCGTTAATACGTGTTGCTTTAAGGGTAATATGGATTTGGCGGGCTTCGTCAAAACTTGAAGGTGCGCTAGTGCTAGCGTTTGACACAGATAACTCAAATTGAGCACAATCAAAGTAATGGTACTCATTTGTAGACGCTGCACCTACCGAAGCGATAGTGAAACCAGGAATTGCAAAGTACGCTGTAGAAGGTGCTTGAGCGCTTACGTATGGACGATAAGAACTTGAAAAAACAGTTGTGTTGTTTGATACCCCAGTTCCCGTAGAGGTAGACAAAAATGTGCCAAAACGGTCGTACCATTTGATAATTGGAGTTACTGTTCTAGCAGTAGTTCCTTTAGCAGTGTAAGAACTAAATGTGTACCAAGAGCTAGCTGTTACAGGGATACTCTTGTAAACAGATGTTGGCGTTCCGCAAAGCACTGTAAGTGTCTGGCTAGAGCTTCCAGAGTTCTTTACAGCAAAAATTCCCTTTTGCTTATTAGGGAATGAAATTGGCGCAGTGGACTCCGCCCAAGGTACTGGAGAGGGAGTAACAATGGTATAGGTTGGTGGAAGGTTAGTTAAGTTTAGAGCTGAAGTTGTTGGGGTATCTGCAGCAGTCAACGCGTAGCTAATCGTGGTAGCGGTGACGGCTGTAATAGTTACAGGAGCTAATGGAGTATTAAATATAGCCATAGGCGCATTAGATACGTAAACGGCAGTACCTACTTGGTAGTTGTGCGTTCCAATATCTAAAGTTGCCACATTAGATGTAATAGACATAGTAGTTGCGGTGTCTACTAATAGTGCAGAAAGAGTCGCTGGGGAACCTGCAGGGTCGTAAATCCAGTTTCCCATTCCCTCTTCAAAAGAAGAATCGTTGTAGTCCAACATTATGTTGTGGCCTACGGTTAAACCGTCAAGACTTGGGTTTGGAGCTGTTGATACAGTACTAGGGCTTACGGCGTATTCTCCTGTAGAAATTTGGGTTAGTACTGGGGGAGACACAGGGTTTGGAACGGCGTAGCTACTAAACGCTTTAATGTATTCTCTTAAACCTTCAGCTGTTCCTTTTTTTTGAAGGAATTTAATTCCGTTGCGCAAAAGAACGCGTGATTGCTGGTATCCAAGTTCAGGCTCAAACTTAAGACCAAACTGATTTAACATCAAAGGGATTAGATTTCCGTTTACTATTTCAACGTTATAACGGTTAATTAAAAGCTCTGTAAGAGATTGTTCGTAATCTAGCTCAAACCCAAATAAGCTCAAGAAGTTGTAAAGGTCTTGGTTGTCCGCGGAGTCGGTAGCGTCAAACGTGTCAGAGATTTTATAAGTAGACGGTAAGTAGTTATACATCTTATCGCTATTGCCAAAGTTCTTAACAGATAATCCTGTAGCAGTTCCTGCTTTTAGCCAACGGTACTGCACTGTGCTAAAGATAAATATTGAATAGTAATAAAAAGCTCCAGGAACTAAGTTAAAGTTGTCAACAACGCTAACTGCTGGGCTGTTGCCGTTATAAGTAGTGATAATTTCAATACCATCAAAAGCATCTACTGGAAATCCGTAGCTGTTTCTAACAATCTTAAGCTTTGCCCATTGTCCTGTCGGGTTAACCCAGTTTAGTTGTATGGAACCGTACCCATTTGATTTTGCTGTAAATGGAGAGGCGTCGTAGTGAACGGGGTTGTCAGACCCGTAATACGATACGAGGTAGTAATCAATTCCATACCGTGCCATGGTTAGCCTACAATTCCGCCAACAGTGTTAACTGTGAGGCTTCCTGTAATAAGACGTGGGATTTCATAAGTGCCGCACACAATGTCGTTAACAACAAGATTCGTAACCGAACCTGTAGCTGTAGTTGTTGACTGTACGGCAGAAGTTAAAGCGTATGAGAACGTGTTTGAGGTTACAGCGGTTACAACATAGATTCCGTTGTAGGTGGCGTCAACTCCGCTTACTTGAACAGTCATTCCTGTAGTCAACTTGTGAGTGGTGCTTGTTGTTAAGGTTGCAACTGTTCCTGTAGAAGCTTTGTTCGTGATTACATATGTGTAATCTTTATCTGAGCGTACTAACTTAAGAATTTGCGAAGATGCAACACCTTCTACCGAAGCTACTGTTGAGTACACGTCTGACACAGCTATAGTGTCGTTGAAAGCCACGTTATCGATGTAAAACAAACTTTGTAAAGCAGCCGTTACCGCTGTTTGAACAATGCTCTGTCGGTATGTTGGCAGAACAGTCACGTTTACAATAGCGTTTGCAGTCGCATACGCAGGTGGCTGATAGGTAATTGTAGTTCCTGCAGGAGTTTTACCCGTAAAGAACAAAGCTAAATCTTGTACGTATGCGTTAAAGATAGTAGACGGAGTTACCCCATCAACTGCTAGTCCGCTATCTCCATACGGTACAAAGTACAAAACAATATTATTGTAAGTAGTTCCAGCCGCAATAGCTTTTGCAATTCCACTTACTTGAAGAGCCAAAGATGCGTAATCGTCTAACGAAACAGCACGATTAAGCGCTCTAATACTTAGTGGAGCGTTTACTCGGATAGAGTCTGTTGATTCTGTTTCAGCCCCTCCAGTAGCGGCAACGCTATCATTAATAACAGTCAAGCCTGCTGGAATAGAACCAGTAGAGAATTTAGTAATGTATTTAATTGTTCCCGCTGATACGTTTCCAATAACTCCTCCACCTACACGGTAAGTTACGTAGATAGGTGTAGACGCTGGTGGAATTCGACCACTGATGTTGTCACCAAACACTATATACGTATGGCCGATAGCGTTAGTGGTACTTACGAACACTGGGTCATAGCCATTGTAGTCAATAAGGTATTCAACTTTTTCATAGTTAGTTCCTCCGACAGTCAAGGTCATGCTGTCGTTAATAACGGGGAACTGAGAAAGAACAAATGTCTGTCCAGCGGCACCTGTGGATGTACCTACAAGTTCATTAGACACTGTTACACCCTGGGTAGCAGTTACTGTCGCGTAGTTGGTTCCGCTAGATGGGACTACAACATCTTTGTCTGTTTCAAAAATTACTTGAGAGGTTACGCCATTTGAGATATTAGTTGTAGCAATCTGGGTAAGAGCAGGTACGGTTACAGAAGCTGTACTGGTATTAGTGTTGGTGAACTTAACTGTTACCGTAGACGCAGTACTGTCAGTCGCTGCGTACCCCAAAAGAGTAGCCAAAGAAAGAACGTTTGCTCGTTGACTAGCTGTAGTAATAAAAGCTTCATTGGCCGCACGGTCAATGTAGTAGTTAAGAACATCACCCATATATGCAAACATCTCTAGGATGGCAATACCAAAGTCTGATGGGTCTCTAGTAGTCCAGTTAGGGACAAAGGTTGGAATGAGGTTAACTAGGTCCTGTCGAATTGACGCATAGTCTCTAGAGGTATAGTCAATAGAAGGTATGTAGTTATTATTGGCCATTTGCTGCCTCCACTATTAAGTCTCCAGAACGGTTAAAGATACCAGTTTTTACAACCATTGTTTCGGTATTTGAGGAACTAACTAACTTATAGTTAATCTCTACATCTAAATATCCTGTGTTTGTATCTAAAAAGCTATTTACACTTTCTAAGGTAAGTGACTTAAGCCAGGTACCGAACGCAATGCCAACTTGTTCTTCAATTCTAGACGCAATTGTGCTCAAATTTTCTAGGCTAAATTCTTTTATTTTAGTTCCATAGTTTGGGAGCATTACGCGTTCAAGGGTAGAGGTCATCACGGCAAGAAGTACTCGGTCTTGCCAAATCTTTTTTTCGTCTGAGGTAGTAGACAAATACCCAGAGCTGTTAAACGAAAACGGCAAAGATATTGCTTGTTGCATTAGAAATGAACTCCCATCCATATTGGAAAGTTAGGGTCTCCTGCTACAAACATAACCCATACTTTTTGACCTACATTTGGAACTTTACGGTGATACGTGTGCTCGGCCGCGGTTAAACCTAATTCGGAGCCATCTGTCATCAAAGGGTCTGAACTGGTCATGTGTGGGTGCTTTAAGGAGCCCGAACCACCCGCATGGGCTGCGGTAGCAGAAAACGTATGGGTGTGGGCAGTTCCCGCAGAAGCGCCACTAGTAGTACCTGATATTGAGTGGGATGTGAGAAGTGCTGCAACCTGTGCTGCTGTGTGGGCAACGTGGTCATTGTGCTCAGCGTCTGACATTACTGGTAGGCAAGGTGGCGCCCATTCAGTTATCTCTTCCCCAAGTATCTGAGGTACTTGAAGTTTAATCTTATAAAGATTGTCTGGGTCGTCGTTGTCTGTGCAGATGCCGTTGTAAATGCCATAAAATCTTTTATCTTCATTACCCACGAGAGACCGCCTTTCTGTACCTGTCTTTGACTACTGCTGGTGTCTGGTCTGAGTGGTAAATTATATTATCTAGTGAAGCCGTATTAGTTTTCCACTTAGACCCTGTGGCTTGTACACCGTTTACAGTAGGCATAGCTCTATTTTTAATATTGCCAAATGGAGCGGACTGTTGAGGTCCAATCTTTTTGTGGGTGGTTAACAGCTTTGTTTGGGGTTTAACATTAGACTGAAACACGTTAGGCTGAATTACTCTAGAGCGTTTTCCAGCAGGAACGTTAACAACATTGTTGTCTGTCCATCTGTCAGCTTCTCCTAAAGAGTCAATTCCAACATGAAGAATTGTGGTAAAGACTTGTACGTTTTTACCGCTTTCTACTACCTTGTGCTCTGTTCCTAAAATAATCCAATGACCTGTGTAGTCAGTGCCCAATCCATCTAAATACACAGGCATATTAGGATGAAGGGTTGGGTCGCCCAAAACTTCTACGGTTGCTCTATAAGGAAAAGTGTTTCTGTGCTCAGCTGCCTCAGTTTCGTGTTGAGCTGTTTCAGGGTCCATAGCAACAATATCCGTAGCAAAACGGTCAAAGAATTCAGGAGTTGTTTTTTTGCGAGTTTTCTTATTTCGTGTTTGCTGAGTCACGGACATAACTGATGACGAGTTTTTATCCACACCTGCAATAGCAACTGCGGATTTAAAAGCGTCTTCAAAAGGTAAAGATTCACCAATCATAGGTGTAAACGAGTAAATGGTTGAGCCTTCATGGCTGCTCTCATGTCGCATAACAAATCTAGGAGCTTGGCTTCTTGTTTCAGTAAACTCTTTGAGAATAGGCTCAAAGTAAAGTTCTGTGTTTTCTGTACGCAAAGTGTAGCCGCATTGTTTAGCTAGACGAACGCACATTTCCCAGTCTGTATGCCCTGCCTGCGTAATCTGTGGGTACACTCTGGGATGAGGTGTAGCTTTGACAACAAAGCCGTGTTTTTGACCAATCTGTTTAATTACAGCATCTGCCGTCAAATTACGATACACAGCTTGAGTTTGTTGTTTCATGGTAAAGGATGCCCCAACCACAGTAACTTCTGTAAAAAATGTTCCTGGGGTTCTGTTTACTTTTACGTGGTGGACGTATCCGTGCAGTAATCGTTCACTGCCTTGTGCCCCAATATGAATAGATACTAAAGCACCAGATGCAACAGAATCGTATTCAACGCCCCAATCTCTAAACTTTAAAACAGCAACCTCGTGTTCGTACTTTTTTTGGTAAATAGTTGCTGAGTACAGTCTTGCTGGGTTATTTGATAACTCAGGGAAGACAACGTTTACATAACTACGCATTTACAATCCTTAACACAGTTCCTGGAACAATGTTTGTAAAATCACTAATTTCTGGGTTGTACTCAGGAATCATCCACCAAGCTTCAGGGTTTCCATAGTATTTAAACGCCAATTGGTCTAAGCGCTCTCCTTCTACGTAAACGTGCTGAAAGTAGTTAATTAATCCCAAATTAGAAAACGAATAAAAAACAATTGGATTAGGTGTTCCGTTTGGCTTAGTAGATACGTAATCTACGTTTGAGTACTCATACCGAGAGTTTATAAAAATAGTCATTTGATTATTTCTTCTTTTCTGGGTAGTTGCTGGAGACCAATGAGGACGCGGCAAAGCAATCCATTGAAATTTGAACAGTACTTCTAATTGGAATCATATCTTCTGTAAAAGCTGTATGTTGGATTTGTAAACTGCTAATCCACCCTACATAAGACATGCTGTCAATTGTTGGGCCAAATCTTACAGCCATTGCGTTAGGCTGTAAATACCCAATATCTGCTGTTTGGCGCTTTAAACCATTTTGCCAGATATCGTTTCTAGAACTATCACCGTTACCGTTGATTGCTCTAAGAAGATACTCAATGTCATGGTTGGTACCTAGTTTTTTAAGTTCACGAATTTTGTCTACCATTGAGACAACTCTGCTTGAGTTTTCGTACTCATTTCCGCTGTAAAAATCAACTAAATTATTGTCATTCCCACTGTACTTTTTAAAGCATGCAAAATCCCAAGTTCTGTCTAATTGCAGAGTAAAAGAAATAGTTTCTTGTCCAGGGAACATGCCCGCTACGGTTGTAAAACGGTCTGCGGCTGTAGGGGTTACGTCATTGTTACGGGACATTGCTACAGAAATATCTGTAGGATTCCATAAGAATTGAAAACCCCAATTGTAAAGCTCAGGGTTGTTTGGTGACTGTTGAGCGGTCACCTTGCCAGGGCTTTTTGGGTTTGTAGTAATATTTGTTGTAGCTTGAGCAGGTGCACTATAACCTTCAGAAGCGCCTCCACCAGAAATCTGGTCAGAAGAGTTGAAAAACCACATAATGCCTCGGCGAGCTCCATGGCTAAGTTTGTTATGGTCTTTGCCTAATTGAACGCGTTGATACCACTGAGTGTCAGTGGTTTTATCTTTGTTAGTGGTTACATTAGAGTAAGCATTGATTCCGTACTGTTGGTACTCAACGCCACTTAACTTTACTGCGCTTTTTTTATCGCCATATATTGGCAAATTAATAGCATCAGGTAACAAAGGCAAACTATAAGAGTGAGGAGGCAAATTAAATTTAAAACCGTCTGGGGTTAAACGATTTAACGTTACAGGGGTTTTAGGTGGTACTTTTTTGTCAGGTGGGCTTGGAACAGTAGCCACTGCTGCACTAACGTTATATCCGCCATAACCGCCATACACAGGCGCGGAAGCTCCATACTGCCCTGAACTAGTGTAGCCATATCCCCCACCGTAGACGGGCGCTGTGGCGCCATAAGTTGTAGTTGCTGGTTTTGTTGGTTTTTTAACTGCCATTTTATGCTTGTCCTAACATTGCGTTCGGGTCAGCTAGCATTGCCTTTAATGCGTTTGCAAGAGCTTCTGGGCTATGGTTTGCACCATTAACTGTGATTTGAACTCCGCCGTAGTTATGGGTATTACCGCCATTGCTTGCGTTAGCAACATGTGCTCCAGCGTTATTCCAACTGTTTAGGTAAGCAGAGTTGCTAAACCCTGAAGTTGGTGCTCCTGAATTACCACCTGGGGTAATAGTTGGGTCCCATTTTCCAGCAATAGCGTTTGCTCCAAGAGCTGCTCGTGCAGCAGCTGCTCGGTCGCTTTGGTCTAGTGGACGTTCAAACTTGCGCATAAATGCAGCAGCTGCATCGCCTTCACTAATTTTACTATTAGTTAATGTCTTCCACAATCCTTTATTATTTTTAAGTTCGTTAATTAAGAACTGCTCTTGAGCATCCATAGAGGACGCTGCAATTTTGTGTTTATCGGCAAAGGTGTTTAGGTTTTCCCAGCGACCAGCGTGCCATTGAGCAAGCCCGTAAGAGGTTCCGTTGTCGCCTACTGCGGTTGTACGAAGACCAGATTCTGCAATAAGATTTCCTACGATACCTGTGGCAGAGTTTGCTGGAAGACCTGCAGATATTAAGTACTTTTGCAAAGATAAAGCTAAAGCTTTACCTGAAGCACCTTTGCTAGAAACTCCTCCGCCAGATTCTCGGTTAATTCCACCTGGAAGGTCATGGTTTGGGATGATGGTCCCATCGTTAGAAGGAACAAAGAGCTCAGGTCCCTTTTCACCTACGATATATGGTGTCTTACCGTCTACAGGTCCACCAGTAGCTTTACCTGTAATCATGCCCCAAATAGAACTAACAGGGTTATTGACCAGCTTTAAGATAGAACCAATACCATTTGAGGCTCCGCCCAAGAATGACGCAATGTCACGAAGTGGAGTAAGAGCGTCAGCAATTTTGGCTAAGTTAGCGTCCACGTTTTCACTAAACGCGTACCCAGCCATCGCAGAACCAGCAATCTGTTGCATATTGCGTGAGTCTTGGGCTGTTTTGTTGCTGTGGGCGTTCATTGCCGCAGTACTATATCCAAGCTTTTGCAAAGTCTTTTTAGAAACATCTGCAAGTGGGATGTTGCCGCCAGTGTCAGCCTTGACCATAAGCCCTTCAAGAACTTGCTGACGTAAGATATTGTCGTTGTTAAAGTACTGGTTAAGCATGGAGTCAATAGAGTTACCTGGCTCTGCAGCAAGAAGGATGTCCTGCTTAGAGATAGCAGTAGTTCCCTTTTTACCTTGGGTTAACTTACGCCAAATCTCATCAACTACCTGCGGCACAGATTTCATAGAGCCGTCTTGACCTCGGATGTTGATGCCAAAAGCTCCACGAAGATTGTTTACGTTGCTGCCCTGTTGCATAGCGCGAGCAGCTTGCATGCTCTGAACCATGGATGTTCCAGGGAGAATGTTGGTCATTTGCGCTTGACCGATTAATAGCTGGTTAAGGTTAGTGGCTCCAGCCATACCTGTTTGACCAAGAGTAGCGAGCATACGCGCTGTGTCTAGAGGGTCAAGAATAGTTCCCTTACGGTTAAGGGTGTTTTGAATATTAGTTATGTTGTTGTTTTGACCAGCTACGCTATTGTGCGGTGCAATCTTGTAAGTAGTGTCATTGCCATTAGCGTCAATGAAGTGGGTATTTTGCATGTTTCCCATACCCCAAGAACGCGCATTGTTGGTGTACATGTCTTGATGGAATAGCTGAGTGTTCTTTCCAGCGTTTATTGTTGCTGCTTCATTAAGAGCTCTAGCAATAGGAGCAGCCGCAGCTGCAGCGGCAATCTTGTAGCCACCATATCCTCCGCCTCCACCGCTAGTTGCACTAGCTCCTGGAGGTGTTGGGGCAACGCTTGTAGATTCAGCGTTTCCTCCGTGGCCTCCTACGTTTGGAGGTGCGGGTGCTACACGGCCGCTAGAAGCTCCAGCCCCTGCGCCAGATGCCCCACCCGCATTCCACTTACCAACTTCATGGCCAATCTGAGTAACAAGATTAAGTACGCCTTGCAAACGAGGCTTAAGGGAAGTGTCAACTGCGCTAGAAAAGGTTGTTAATTGGCGCAGCGCATCAACAATTTGGTTGCTGACGTTTCCGCCACCAAGGTTCATGCTGGACTTACTGTCCATAACTACCTCCTATTGTATCGTTGAGCTCTTTCAATCCAGTTACTTCTATCTCTAACAGACAAGTTACGTATATCTGCTAAAGACCAACCAGTAAAAGTTCTTGTTAAAACTTCGTACTGGTCTAATAGTTCTTCGTAGTCTGCATCGTTAGAAGCGAAACAAATCTAGCAAGCTAAGCGGTAGAGCGATATCCTCACCACATGCCTGACAAGCTTTCTTCACCTCCCCAAGGCGTGGGCCTGGGTTACGTTCTAGAAGTTCGTCAATAATCTTGCTGCGGTCAGCCATACCTAGGTTTAGTGCGGTAAACGCTCCAGACGAAGGACGGTTGTTTACAGACAAAATACAGCCTGTGAGAAGAAGTGTATTAATTTCGGCAGACGTCTTATCTACGTTTTCAACAAGCTTCTTCTGAACTGTTCCTGTAGGAAGAGCTACTCGAGCTACTCCTGAAGAAATTTCTACATCCCAGACTCGGTCTTCGATAGGGTTCTCTAGAGCCTTGACTGGAACATCTTTAATTAAATCAATTACAAGGGTTTGTTCGCTGTTGCAGCTGCCGCAACGACCTGCCAACTTAAGGTCTTTTCCAAAAGTAACTCGACGGATTCCCAAAAGAATTGAGTCGCGGTCACCAGATAAAAGGTTCTCTAAGTCTTCTTTTCTAACATCACGGCTGCCAAGCTTTACTAGGCCACGTTGCAAAAGAACGTTAAAGGATTTAGAAGAAGAGCCTGCTCGCGCAATAGCTTCTTCGTCAGCTCCTGTAAGCTCTTTAACTTCTGCTGTAGTAATCAATTCACCATTCTGTTCTATAAAACCACCTGGGAGTTGTACTTCAGACGCTGAAGGAGCCTCAGTCTTAATGACTGCTGCAGGCTCCTCCATCGCCTTTGAAGCTAATTGTTGAATTAATGCTGCATCTGTTATAACTTCTGACACGTTTTATTCTCCTATGTATGTGTTATTAGAGGGAAGAAATTGCTGTTCCGTCAGCGGACTTTGTTCCATCAGCGCTTGTGAAGAACACTGAAAGACCTTCGTGTGTGAGGGTCATTGTTTCGAACAAAATAGCTCCGTTAGTAGCATCTAGCGTTGAGTAGTTAAGGCCTGTAATCCACGCATTGTGAATCTTAAACGCCATTTTATCAGTGTTAGATGTTCCAGCGTCTGGGTGGTTCTGTACGTAAACAGTGATGTTTACGCGGAAGCTGTTAGCTGCTGAAGAAGAAATACCATTACCAGCTGCTGCAGCAAACATACCGCGCATCCAGGTCATAGCTTGGTCATTTCCAGCAATAACGCCACGAGAGAACGTAACAGGTTGGAAAGTTGTCATACCAGGAATCTGGTGGACAGTAGTATTGAAGCCACCTTCACGATAAGGGATTGCTTGAGTATTGATGTTAAGACCATCAATACTTGCAAAGCCTCCTACCCATCCATCTACAATCTTGGCGCTAAGAGCGCCCTTTGCACCTGTAGGGGTAGTCTTTTCGTTAGGAAGCGAGAACTCTGCGTAGAACCGAAACGAGCGTAACGGGTCGGTCGCAATGGTAGAACCGAAATCGGTATTTGGGATTGACATTGGTTATTTCTCCTTTACGCTACAGTAACGGTGGTTCCACCGTCAAACTGACCAATTTTAATTACAACATATTCAGCTGGACGCTGTAGAGCAACACCAACTTCAATTGTTACATATCCGTTATCGATGCTTGCTTGTGGGTTGTTTTCAGAGTCAACCTTCACAAAGAATGCTTGAGAAGGTGAAGCTCCCGCAAGACCACCTTGGTTCCAGAAGCCAGTTAAGAAACTGCTTACTGAAGCGTTTAGGCGGCGCCATAGACGAGCATCATTTGGCTCAAAGACTGCAAACTGAGTTAGGTCAGTAAGAGACTTTTCCAAGTAAATAAGTGTGCGGCGTACTGGAACATAACGGTCCACATAGCCTTGCTTAAGAGTACGTGCACCCATAACAACAATTCCTGCGCCAGGTGTGTACTTAATAGCGTTGACTGGGGCAGACGCTGTGTTTAGGTTATCAAGGTCTGTATTTGTAAGAGATGGAACGCTTACTGCTCCAGCAATCTTTGCTTGCAAACCTGCAGGTGCCTTGAACACACCACGTGATGCGTCAGTTGCTGCATACAAACCGACTACTGCTCCGCCAGCTCCAATTGTCTTTGTAAGACCTGAAGATGAACCGACTTGTGCGGTTGGGTCTGGGATAGTAATTTGTGGGTAGTAGACAGCTGCACGAGAAGAAACTGTGTAGGTAGCTGCTGCAGCAAGCTGAGCAGTTACTGTGTCATTAAGGCCGTCAACTACAACAAACACATCTGTGCGGTATTCAGCGTATGCGATAGCTGCGTTTACAGTTGCTGCGTCTGTGTATCCTGGGATGTTAAGAATAAGTGTTTGTTTAATTCCGTCCCATGCTGATGTTCCATCAGTATTTAGGTCAGAGATAAATGTAGAGTTTGTAATTGAACCGCCGTCTAGACCTGAACCTGTAAGAGTTGTGTTAGCTGCGACTGCAGGGTTACGGGTAGCGCCTGAAGCTGTTGAGCCACCATCTGCTACGGTAATGTAAGTTGAGCCTGCGTTAATTGTGGATACTGCATAGCGAGCGTTTGTAGTATCCATTGTGATATCTGTCCAACGCTCTACAATGTTTGCAGAAGTGGTTCCACCGTAGTAGACAGTAAGGTTAAAGTAACCAGTAATAGTTGAAGCGGTTACGCTTACGTTGATGTTGGTTCCCCATGAGCCTTTGCTGCTTGCGCTAACAACTAAAGTAGCGTGAGGTGTACCAGCAGTGTCATTAAGGGTACGAGTAGCAGCAGCTGCTCCTGAACCTGTAACGCGGTTGATATATGCGCCGCTTCCACCGTTAGTAAAGAACATATAAACAGCAAGAGGAAGAACGTTAGATGCTACTGAGTTCCATCCACCGTAGATAGATGTGTACTGGCTCCAAGATGAGATGTAAGTAGGTGCTTCTGGACCCTTGTCTGAAGCACCCATGAATGCACCGATTGAGTCAGCATTAGGGCCTGACAATGGTGCAATAGGGTTCAACGTCTCTTGAACGTATACCCCAGGGCGTGAGAATGTTGCCATTAGATTATCTCCTTATTTTTATTCTTAGGTTACGTTTAGTGAATCGGTACGTATCGGGACGGGATATGCGGTGTAGTAGTGTTTACATTTACAGTTTGTACTGCAATAGCTTGAGCCGCAGCTGGTAGCATTTGGCTTATCACTCGTACAGTATAAATGTTCCTCAAAAGACGGCGATTTCCAGTCTCACCTTCTACCGCATCTCTCTTGGCAAACCCATCAAGAAACATAGAACGACTTGTAGTGTTTGAGCCAACTTGCTCAGGTACTACAAGGTATCCGTACTTTGATGGAAACTTATCGAGCATCTGAAACATGATTGCTCTGTCGTGGCGTGGGTTACGCGCATAGGTAGTAATTTGATAAACAAGGTCATAGGCCACTGGTACGTCGTAAGTGTAATAATGGTTTTGAACTGGTACTGCTGTACCTAGGTAATTACCGTCTGCAAGACGCCCCGACGTCTGGCGTTCGTTTGCTGGGCTAATATCAATTAAATCAATCGTTACAAATGGAAAAGTTAATTGACGGACTTCAACGTCTGGGTAGCCAAACCACGCTTTTACTTGGCGGTTTCTATTTGATTCGTCTGCGACGACCATACCTTGAAGATGAGCTTTAAGGGCATCGTCTTCTGCAATGATAAATGGGTTACCCATTAGAAAGACACCTCCAGTGCATCAAACATCTTTTGAGCGAACTCTTGAGCCAATAGCTCTGAGGCATAGTTTTTATATCGGTTCATGAATACCCGAATGACTGAGTTAACTGGACCTTTAAATCCATACTCATGGACGTCGACCTCATCATCTGAAATTCCTGGATGTGTGACGTGAACCATATAATCATTGCCCACCTCTACACGCAAGGCATCGACAATGTGTTGCGGCCAACCAGAACGGGAAGCCATCTCTTTAAGAACAGGTGTAAGGCGTGCGGATAGCTCTACGGAGAACTCCGCAATAACGGGGTTAAGCTTTTCTGTGTTTAAAGACATAAATCAGAGCTTTCCCTAGTAAGTAAGCCCCGACCACACGTAAGATAATATGCTGATTCTCATACTCGTTACTAACAGAATCATCAATGTTGGCTAAATAATCCATTGGTTCGATAATCATGGTAGTACTGTACATGGGTCTCCTAATGGAGGGCAAATTACAACGCAGGGTAGAGCTTTAATTCCGCACGGAATTAGTTAAAGCATAAAGCAAAAGGCCCCCTTTCGGGGGCCTAAGCTTACTTCTTTTTCTTGACCTTTTTGGCAAGAGCCTTATCTAGCTCTTCGTCCTTCTTGCGAGATGGCTTCTTCTTATCCATCTTCTTGTCAGCCTTTTCAAAAGCCGCCTTTTGCTTAGGGGTCATACCCTTCATAAGCTTTGCGTCCTGCTTCTTATCGGCCTTCTTCATGCAACCACATGTAGCGCACATTATTTCTTTCCCTTCTGTGCCATTTTTTCCATTTTCTTGACGCCGTACTTCTTTATACCTGCAGCTGCAGCTACAGCTCCAGGGTTTTTAGCTCCAGACTTCTTAGCTTTCTCTTCAATTTCTTCGAAGCGCTTTCCAGAACCAAGCTTAGGCTTTTTTGCTGCCTTTTTTACCGCCATGCTTACCTACTTTCTTGGGCAACGTCTTGCCCTTGGGTGTGTGCTTTTCCCATTGCTGGGCCATCTGAGGATGGGTTGCCCACATCCACTTTTCTTGCTGTTGAGACTTAAAAGGCATTTTAGACTTGTGAGTAAAGAACCGACACAGCGTTAGCTGCAGTACCTGCTGCTGAGATAGCATAGATAGTATCGTTAGCACGAAGCCAAATTTGAAAGGTAGTCCCGTTAGCTACAGTATGGCCCTTGTTTGCACCCGAAGTTGAAATTGTAGCGTCTCCTACATAGATAGCAGCTGAGTCATTGTTTTGAATAGACACTGCTGTGTATTCTGTAATTGAATCTAAAGTAGTTAACGCAGTAACGGCAGTAGTTACTGTTTTATTGAGGTGTACGATTGCCATAAAGCTCCTTAGTTAGCATAGGCTTGGAATTGAGGGTCGTTAATCATTTCTTCAGGCATTACCTGGATACACTCAACAGTTACGATTGTGTATCGTTCAGCAACAATACCACGTTGCTGAATTCCGTATGGGCGGTAAACCTGGTTCTTCCAAATCAAACGTCCTCGTAATTGAATTTCTGGAATCTTAAAGAACCCTGGGGCTATGGTTTCGATGTCTTGTGCGTTAAGAGTAAGATGCAAAGTATCATCGTTGTAGTAACCGATTTCAGAGGTTTTAACATCTCCCTGACTCCAAATAGCACGGATTACTGGAAGCTTGTATGGCCCTCTCCAAGTGCGGCCATAGCCAACACCCAAAGCGGGGTCTGCACCAACGTCATAGATAGGGTCAACGTGGGAGTTTGTGTCGTCCCAGATATACCAAAGCGCATGAGTTCCTACTGGATTTTTTAGGTCAGCGTCAATACCTTTAAGGATATCGTCGGTTTCAAAGTCCGCATCAAAGCGGCCACCTGGCTTATAGGAACGCATTACCCCATTATCTTGCATACGGGATTAAAGCGCAGGGTTTAGTCGTAGTTCTTCTTGCGCCAAAATAGACGCTTGTACGCCCCAGTAATGTTTCTATGGAGCGCGTAAACCTGTTGCTGAAAGAACGTGTCATCATACTCTTTTGCTTCAGATACCCAGTCTTCTCGTTTAAAAGGAATTACCTGAGCAATAGGCGTTCCAGCAGGAATCATGCCTTCAAAGTCAGCTTTAAGGAAGAACGGTATCTCCCCGCCCTGGCTAAAATTATCGGATTCAACAATTCCGCTAGTTGTTATAAATGGTAAATCATGTCTGTTAAATGGGTGCGTGATAATCGCGCTGTAACCTACGGGTGTTTTAACTCCCCAAAAGAAAGTCCAAGCATAAGCTTGGTCTAAACAACCTGCTGGACGAGGCATGCCTTTAAGGTTTCGTCTAGCTGATACTAAGCCTGGTGCATCGTTCCAGTTAAAGGCAATACGGTCACCAATTTTCTCTACGTGGACATCGTAAGGAAGTTCGATGATGTACCCCGAAGTCATAATGTCTAGAAAAGGTACACAGAGTTTGTAGTTTTTATTTGGTTCCCCATCGTTACTAAAGGTAAGGTCATTACCTGTTGTGTAGCGAGTAGAGTCTTTATACCACTGAGGAATAAACCCCCTACTCGGAGCAGGGGGATTTAAAGCTTGACCAGTATGCTCTGAGTTGGGGATAAATTCAATCTTCTTCATTAAAGACCTGTTGTGTAAGTGTGGACAATAGCAACCATAATGACCATAGCAACTACTCCCACAAGAACCTTGTAATAATCCTTAAGGCTTGCGCCAAAGATTTGACGACCTAGCAACATGCACTTATGAAGTGGGGACAGGAAGTACCCACCCCAGTTAACGGCAAACAACAACGGTAGGTACTGAAGACCAAAAGCTGCTGCAGAAATTCCAATAAGACCTGAGAACTTCTCACTACTGCCGAGCAACCAGCTAATAGCAAAAGAAGCAAGAAGAACAACAATCAAAAGGCTAGTCTTTTGAGCATTATTAAACAGGTGCTCAAACGCAGCATGGTGGTAGCCTACAAAGTTACCTGCCATCAAAAGGCCTGTAACTAGTGCTAATGTCTTTACTCCCTTGCGGAACTCCTCACGAGCATTCATATCTTGACGGACACGTTCTGTGCGGAAGTTGATTTCTACATCGTCTTCTTTAAGAACACCAAAAATGTACCAAAGGGCGCAGGTTATAGCAGTAGCCAAAATGGCCCAAGTACGACCTAGGAAAGTCCAATATGAAATGTGAAGGGCGGCCATAGGAACAATAACTGTTTGCTCCAAAGGTGACCAGAAGTAGAAGTGGTGTGTGGCTAAGTAATCAATGATTGCGTACTTTTTACGTTTTTCAGCGTCGGAAGGGGCTATTGTGTTTAGAATACCCGCTGATACAACTACTCGACCATTGATAGGTAGTACGCCAGAGATAGCAGATGTTACGGCAATAACCGCCCTCTTAGACTTAAATACCTTAGATACTCCAGCGTACAACGGCTGAAACACATCATACTTACGTGCGTAAAACGAAAGCACCAACACTGTGCCAAGCATCAAGATGTAGTACCACTCTGAAAAAAGAACCAATAAAGACGGCATTATTACTCCTTGTTAACTACTACAATATATAAACCATTCCACCAGTCTTTGGCTGATTCAACGGCGTTTAGCACTTTCTTAGTGTACACGGGTTTTAATCCCGCATCTTTTAGGGCAGCATCTGTGGCAAGCACAGTGTCTGTCCAGTTAGCATCATCCATTACTAGGACTGTCTGTTTAGCAAACGTATCTTTATAGTGGAGGATTGCTTTATAGACGCTTGCGTAATCGTGCGGACCGTCATAGAAGAACAGGTCTACATTCTGGATAGCTGAGGTGTCTACCGCCAGCATATCTTCCTGTATTACGTGGATTGCACTGTCGCCTACATAAGGGGCAATGTTCTTTTCAAACTGAGCTCGACTGTTAGGCGGGAGCTCAATGTTAGCTTCGGCTGGTTGGATGTCTTCTTCCCATAGGTCTACAAAGTAAGCGTTAAGGGTATTATCCATTAGCGCGGATGAGCTTGTAGCCCCTAGGTATGAACCAACCTCTAGGTAAGTGGTCGACTTGGACGCCAATACGTTAAGCAATGACTGAACGCGCTGACTGGTCAACCCAGGGATGTGATGAATGTGAACATGTTTGTTAACCGCGTCCACCAAAGCTTGTACGACAAAGTCGACTTTTGCGTCAATGTTATTACCGTACTTGGCTTGGATAATCTTGTCGCAGTACCCACAGTCCCAGCAATCAAACTTGCAGTTTTTGATTTTATTGCGCCAGATATTGATGGGCTTATCCACCATGTTCTTCTCTTCAATGAAATCATTAAAGTGCTCATAGAGAATCTCTTCCCCAGCAGCGTACTTCTTGATGATGTCCATGGTTTCGCGCAAGCGGGTAGTCGACTCACGGCCGTGCATCTTAATGACGTCAATACCAAAGTCGTTTAGGAACTCCTCCCAGTCTTCACGCCAGGGTGGAAAGTTCGCGGTCTTTAGGGCTACGGCTGAATCTTGTCTATCCCACTTCATACAAGAGACGCGGCTGATAGGGTCAGTAAAATACTGAGGTCCATCGGTACGAGTGTTGTTAAATTGATAGTGTTCGTCCATCATGATGCAGCCACCAAGGCAGCCTTCATTAGCAAGAAGAGAAATCTTTACTCCGTACTTTTCCTTAGCTTTCTTAAAGCGCAATAACTTGTCATGGTCGCGCATAAGGTCGCGGTCCAAGTTGATGTAGTCAAAGCCAGCCTGGGCTAGCTTCTCAATATCACGAGGCTCGCTTACATTACGAAGGATGGTGTTCTTTACGAATAGCTCAGGGAAAGCGGTTTTAATCTGACCAGTGGCCATCCAGTGAGTGTGTGGGATAGTGACTGAGCGGATGCCCGCTTTATAAAGTTGACGAAAGTTTAATATAAACAAGTCAAGGTTATCTTGAGACGGACGAACTTCAGTATTGTTAAAGACTGCTGAAGCGGTAACTCCAGTCTCATTCTGAATGTATAGGGCTAGCTCAATAAGATAAGTCCAGTCGTCGTCACCTTGAGTAAACACGTCTCCCATAGCATCTTGAGTAAACGGTGGGATGCGGCAGGTAAAGTAGAAGTCGTAGATGTAGTCCTTGTAATCAGACAGGAACTTAATAAACTCTTCCATCTGCTCTGGGTTAAGCTTTGGGTTTAACGGTACGCTAAACATTAGTTGTACTCCTTTTTAGACCAAACAGAAGCCCGATAAGCTGAGACCAGCTTGCTCATGTACCTGTTCATCCAGTTGTTTAGTTCCTTCTTGGTTAGATGGGCTACAGCTGAAACCCAGCTTTCTCGTCTAAAAGGAATTATTTGGCAGATAGGTGTTCCTTGAGGAAGTATACCAGTGAAGCTCTTTTCAATTAAAAATGGTGAATCCACAGGGGCAAGGTAGGCATCAGTGTCCACCACACCACTAACAACTCTAAAAGGTAGGTCATTGCGGTTTAGTGGGTGAGTAAACAGGCAACTAGTTCCTTTAGGGGTTTTTATAATGTGGTGACCGAGCCAAGTAAATACTGTCTGGTTGTACCCATCAGGTATGGGAAAACCTGGGTGCTCTGACTTACTATGGGTAGCGACAACGTTGCCGTCAACCGTCCATTGAAATGCTTGGTTACCCATTGGGTCTTTTACTACAAGCACGTCGCAAGGCAAGGTGACAATATAACCAGACGCCATAGCATCCATAAAAGGCATGCACTTTTTATACGTACCGTTGCGTTTACCGTTTGGAAGTATTTTTACTTCTTCACGGTTTATGGTAGGAGACGCGTCTTTATACCAATCAGGGAACTGAGATTTAGCTGGTTTAGGTGCCTCATAAATATCAGGCAGGTCTTCATCATTAAGGATGAATTGAATACTAGTTGGTTTCTCCATAAGGTATCCATTGTGCAATCTTTTTGTTTAAAGACGCCGCATTCTCCAAATCTTCTTCCGTAACAGTGTATTTATATTTAAATACGCCCTCCATAACGTTACCCATTCTATCAAGCTGTGGGCTCTTTTCTAGAGGCTTATCTTGTAGTCTATCCCAAATATGTGTGTTCTCTCGAACAGTAATCTTTGAGTACCCTTCTGGAATCTCAGAGAAAATAAAAGCGTAGGCTTCGTCTTCGGTAAGTTCAACGTGGTCTATATCAGGAACGTTATCGTACTTTAAGATAACAGATAGGTAAGCTCTGCCTAGTTCTTGCCACTCAAAGTAATCTTTTACTTTTAAGTAATCATCTAAAAATACAGCGTAGTACATTAGTTAAGTGCCTTTTTCTCACTAACGTTAAGAGACTTGTTCAAAGCGTTACTTCTAGTAGCGTGGATATCGAGCGACTTTAACCCAGTGTCTTTAATCTCTTCTAATACTTTTTGCTCTACATTTACCATTTCATTCTTAAGACGGTTAGAGTAACCAATAGCTACGTTAATAACCTCGGCAGCGTCAATGTCTGAAAGCATGGTGATAGCTTCCATGTTTCCTGTGCCAATTTGACCGTAGGCCAAAAGGTCCAATGCCGCCTGCTTGCTAAGGCGAGTAATCCAATGGTCACGTTCAAGTTGAGCGTCCAAATAAACGTCAGTAATTGCGTCTTTTAGGTCCATGCCGTCAGGGAGATAGGCTTCACCTGTTGTATACATCTCTTCTAAAAGTCGAACGTACTGGTCTCGCTCAAAGATTGCCTGTTGTAAACGGCGCTCAACTAGTAGAGATTCACGCTCTTTATCCCGAGCGTTCATTGCGCAAAGGTTCTTAAAAGCAGGAAGGTTAGACTGCTCGCCCTTTTCCAACTCTACAGCTATTTCAGCTTTCTTAATCTCAAGTTGAATAAGCATCAATTCAATGGACTCTTCACGGGTGCGAAGCTCTAACAAGAACTGCTTGTACTTTTGGTAAGGAGTAATTTGGGCATTACCGACAAAGTGCTTAGTCTTAAACTCAGACTGCGCGTGTTCGTATCCCATAGCAAACTCAGCAAGTTCTTTTTGCTTACCTGTGAGGTCATATCGTTTAGTATCGATTTGAGCTGGTAGTAGTCTATCGTCCATATTAATCTCCTAATAAGTTAAGGGGGTTAGTTTAGCATTAAACAGAGCACCAAGAACATCCACCTGAAGAGCGTCCTGAACCAGGAGCGGATGGTTGCCCAGAAGTTCCAAGTTCGTATCCTGAATCTGTTGAATAGTTTAAGCGCCAAGCGCGGTTATTTTGTGCGCCGTTGTACATTCCGAGCATATATTGGTGGTCTTGTCCCATGTCAAAGTTCTCTTCACCAGAGTTACCGATAGGCTTACCAACAGTTCCGCTTAGAGATTCAGTTACGTAGTTCCAAATACGAAGGTTGTTGCCTGCATTATAGCTACCTTCGTTACCAGCGTAACCTTTGCCAAGTTTGGTTGAGATTCCTTTTTGTTGACCATAAAAACCTGCTGCACCACCGTTGGCTGATTCAGTTTCAGTAGCAAATACAAACTTACGGTTAGTGGCGTTATCGTCCCACCAAATACCCCAGAGCTCAGTCATGTGGGAGCTTGCGCCTGTTCCTGCTTGAGAAAGAGAAGTGCTAAAACCAGAATAAGTATCAGTAGCGACTGTAAGCTTCATGCCGCCGCTTGAGGAGTTACCGTTAATCCAAAGGCCTCTAGCGCCACCTGTGCCTGGGGCATTGTCCTGAATAGATTCGCAGTCACCTACTGTGTAAGGCATGGACATATCAGACTGACCAGTCTTTGTTACCATGTTAAAACGAGAAGCTGTTGAGTAGTTACCCATACCGCCCGAACCAAAAGCGTAACCTGTAGTAAGGCTGCAACCTCCGCCAATATATCCGCCAGCTGAACCTAAAAGGTTTCCATGGCTACCTGCCACGTCTGTAGAGGCATTGATTGAGCTTACGTCAGTCCAAGGGCTGCTGTTAGCGTAACCACCAGCAACGTAACCACGAGCAATAATCTGTCGTGTAAGAAAAGGCTTAAGTCCTGGAGCACGTCCGCCGATAATACCTGTGCCGCCACCGTGGCTTGTTAAGTTAAAATATGGCATTTAGTTTCTCCAAGCGCAATCGCCAGATGAACGTCCAGCAATACCAGAAGCAGAAGGTTGCATACTTGAGCTGCCTTCAAAACCAGAGTCTGTAGCATAGTTCCAACGCCACGCTCTGTTGTTTTGAACACCGTTAGTGCCGTCGTACATGCCTAGCATGTAGTTGTGGTCTTGACCCATATCAAAGTTCTCTTCTTGAACGGTTACAGAGGTAATAGGCTTGTTAACAGTTGATGACACAGACTCTGTAGCATAACTCCATTTACGAGCTGTAATTTGGCCAGTGTTTCCACCGTAACCGTACCCTAGCTTAGATGACCAACCCTTTTGAGTAGCTTCTGAGGCAGGAGAGTTAGATGGAGTAGATTGGGTTTCAGTAGAGTAAACAAACTTAAGGCGGTTAGATGCTGTAGTGTCTGGAGCAGCTCCCCACCAATATCCCCACTGTTCTCCATAATGGTAAGCAGTAAAGTTTGCTGAAGCGTAACCTGTGGTTAATCCTGAAGAGAAGGTGTTGCTGGATGTGTCATAGCGTGAAATAACAGTAGCACCGCTAGACACAACCCAGAACTTATTAGCGCCACCTGTTAAAAGGTTATTGTCTTGAATACCTTCGGCATCCATCCAAGTATTTGGGCCAGTTGCGTCACCAGTACCTACGTGCGTACGCATGTTGTACTTAGAGTAGTTGGCTGTATTAGTTTGAATAGTAGCTGAGGTACCCCACACATAGTGGATGTTTAAATCGTGGTTACCACCAACATAGCCGCCGCCAGAACCTAGTAAATCACCAAGGCTTGTCCAAGTGTCATTGGATGCGTCAACATACCCAACGTTCTTCCAAGTTACAGAAGATTTATACCCAGCAGCAAGGTAGCCGCGAGTAATTACTTGTCGGTTTAGGTACGGCTTAATACCACCGCCACGACCAAGAAGACCGCCTATGTAGCGTTCTGAAGCGAAGAATGGCACTTGCTATTCTCCTTTTAATTAGTAGTTCAGGTTAGCTGAGCCGAGAACAATCCAAGCGCTACCTGTACGTAGCAGTGAGAAGTTGAAGATATCAAGCTTACCCGATGTAGAGGTAGGTGAAGGAGCAGAGCCACCAGCCCACTTGATTGTCTGGCTTGCGCCATCAATCTGGAATGTGCTTGGGATGTAACCTGTTGCACCCTGAACTTGAATAACTGAGATAGAGATAGCTTTATCGTTATCTGTTGGGACGTTAGTAAGGTTGATTGTAAACGCCGCTGAAGGGGCGGTTGCGCTGTAGTAAACGTTAGCTACTGAGTAGTCAACTGTTAACGTACCTGAAGACAAAGTAACGTTAGAGATGTCTTCACGCATTTCCTGAACGTCAAAGCGACCAGTAAAGCGCTCTGTACCAGTTACGCTGATACCACCTGGGAAGGATGCCAAGCCTGTTACGCTAAGAGTTCCACCAACAGTCGTGTTACCTGACGCTCCAAAAGTACCTGCAACCGCAGTGTTACCTGTTGTAGCATCAACTGTAAACTTGTTAGTGTTGATGGTGATGTTGGCTGAAGAACCACCTGCGATACCACCGTTTAGTGTGGCAAGGCCTGTTGCAGTCAAAGTACCTGAGATAGCAGTGTTACCTGTAGCAGAGGCTACTGTGAAGACGTTGCTTCCAACAGCTACGTTGCTGTTAGCCTGAAGAGTTCCTGTTAGAGTTGTGTTACCAACTACGCTGAGAGCTCCACCGACCTTTACCGCACCTGCAGTCAAGATTGACCAGTTGTTAGTGATGGTTACGTTAGTACCAGCTGTAGTTCCGCCAAAGTATGCGTTTGCATAGTCTGTGTATGTTGTTGCAGAAGAAGCTGCAACAGTTACGTTAGAACCAAAGGTGTTGGTGTAAGCCGCTGCAACTGTACCTGAAGAAGATGTATCAGTTAGGGTTGAAGCGCTTGAACCGATGTGGCGGAGACCAGTTGTAGTCCATGCTGGAGATGTGATATTTCCAGTAAAGACAAGAGAACCGTAAGGTGCTCCGTAGCTGGCGCCAGAACCTTGAATGGTAATACCACCAAGCTTAACCTGGTCATAAGCAATATCTGGAGTAGCGTTTGGATTGCTTGTTAGGTAGGTATTTTGGTTATAGTTAATAGATGTGGTTGGAAGTGTGCTGATATTTGTAACAAGGTTCCAAATACCATCCGCAGCCTTCTTAGTCCAAGCAGACCAACGAGTACGTGTAGCAGCTCCTACAGAAGCCGTTGAAACTGATGTGTAGTAAGTGGCTGTACCTGTAGCAGATGTGCTTGATACGTTAGACGCAGTAACCGCATAACTAAAGGTGTTAGAGGTAATTGCTGTTACTGCCCATTGACCGTTGAATGTAGAATCAACACCAGCAACGAATACCTGAGTACCGACTGTAAGAGCGTGGGCTACTGAAGTGGTAAGGGTTGCTACGTTAGAAGAAAGTGCCTTAACAGTTACTGTGTATGCAACAGGTCCGATAGCTGTTGACGCAACGTTAGCATTAGTCTTAGCATATGTAAATGTTGTTGTAGAAGGTGTTGAAGCAACTGTGTAGGTTCCGTTAAATGTGGCGTCGATATTAGCTACGACAACTGAATCTCCTGTGACAAAAGCGTGTGGGAGAAGGGTTGTCAAGGTTGCTACGTTGTTTGTAATCGCCTTGTTAATTACAGTTTGAACAGGGATGTTAGTTACTGAGTACTTACCTTCAGTAACAATACCCAAGTCATTTGTAGAAACAATTGAGCCAGAACCAGTAAAGACAAGCGGAGCGTTAACAGCCAAGTTAGCTGTAGAAACGTTAGTTCCTGTTCCACCGAATGTGATGTTACCAGCGATGTTAACGTCACCTGTGATACCTACACCGCCTGTAACAACAAGCGCACCTGTTGTAGCGGAAGTAGAAGCAGTAGCAATGTTAATCTTAACTGCTGTGTCAGGAACAATTTCCATCTGAGTATGGCCAGAAGCAAAACCACCAGCAGCGAATACGATGCGGTTACGGGTACCTTGGCTACCTGTAGCAAGTACAAGGTTTCCGTAACCTGTACTTCCAACTGGAGCATCTACAAAGAGGTAGCCGTCGTTAGGGCCTGTGATTCCGTATGTAGACTGGTTGAATGTAGAACCAGTCATACCCATGTCAATCCAGCCGTGGCTATCGTTACCGTTATCTGGGTAAGCAATAAAGTCTACGGATGAAGAAGCATCGCGGTTGTGGAACGCAATTTGTCCATAACTGTTAGATGAAGATGTAACTTCGACAACACCAGCGATACCTGTAAGAAGGTTAGAGGCAGCCCATGCACCAGCAGTGTTGTTACCTGCGTAGAACACGCCACCAATATGTGTAGTTCCGTTTGTCCACAAGTCACCAGTGATACCAGCACCGCCAGATACTGTAAGAGCGCCTGTAGTAGCTGAAGTAGACGCTGTTGTGATTGCAACGTTTACGGTCTGGTTAGGTGTAATTGACATCTGGGTTGTACCAGAATCGTACCCACCAGCAGCAAAAACGATTGAGTTTGAAAGACCTGTACGGTCTGTTGCGAATACTAAGTTACCGTTACCCTTAGGCTTGTATGTTGTTCCAAATGGAGACAAGTTAACCTGAGCAAACGGTGTCACTGTTGTTGCATATGAGAATGTAGTTGAGGTTACCGCTGTTACGGTTACAAGTCCGTTTGTAAGACCTGTTCCACCGCCATCAGCTACGCCTTCAATTTTAACAACGTTACCTACTGTGTAACCGTGGGTAGTATCTGTTGTAAGAGTTGCTACGCTTCCGATAACTTTTGCAGCTGTAACGTTCTTAGGCGCAATACGAGGCGCAGACATAAAGATATAACCGTCATGTGGACCAGTAATACCAAAGGTAGCAGCTGAGAAGTTGTTGCTAGTGATACCCATATCAACCCAGCCAGAGTCGTTAGTTCCGTCTGCTGTGTAGGCGATAAAGTCTGTAGAAGCGTTAGCTCCGTTAGAGACGTTTGCAACAGGAAGCTGAACAAAGTTAGATGATGAAGCGGTGAACACTGAAACAGAGTCTGTAAGTGCTGCGCTAGATTCAAATGTGTAAGCGCCTGTGCCTTGAGTAACACCAAAGTAAGACTTGTTCATCTTGATAGAACCAGTCCATGAAGGATTGTTTCCGTCTGTAGTTAATACTTTATTAACGTTGTTTGTTTGTGTTGGAAGGCCAGGCTGTCCAAGGGCAATCATTTGCACGTAAGCGTTAGATGAAGTTGTTGCTCCGCTGCTTACTGATGTGTGCTCTGTTACTACAATCCATGTGCTCGTGCCGTCAAAAACAATATCGTTTACGTAGTACTTAGTGCTGTTGGTATAAACTCCGCGGTACTGAACACCCTGAGTAACACTTACCCACTTTGAGGTATCTGTTGGCACAGTTCCAGCAGAAGCTGCAGTAGCAACATACGCGTATAAGTTAGGGCCGTACTTAACAAGGTCGTTGTAAGAGTAAGAGGTGCCTGAGCTATAGGTACCCGCCCAGTTAAAGCGAATCTTGCCTAGGTCTAGAATCTGGGCCATTTTACAATACCTCCATCAAAAGGTGTCCTGTCGTAGGGTCATAACTGTACAAGAACCTATTATAGCTCCACATCCAGTTAATATAATCGTTTCCTGTTAAAGAGTACTGGTCAGGCAAACGAACTGTTGCGTCACCAGCAATAGTATCTATAGAAGCAGCGCCAGTCTGGATATCCTGCTTAACGCCATAAAAAACTTTGTCTACTAAGTCCTCAAGGGTGTCAGAATAAGGGTCAACCGTCATAAAGCTTTGACCCACAGAGGAGTCAACAATCGTTATGCGACCAAACATGATTGGGTGGTAAAGACACTGATAGTAAAGGGTATCTGGAGCGTCCGCAGGTACAGTAAAGGTGAGAGTGCCTGACTCTGTGCCGTTCCCACTAACGCCAGACTGCCAGACGTTACCTGAGACATAGCCGTTTCCAGTAGTTTGAATGTAAAGCGGGTGACCTACGGCGTCTATTTGAAACTTATAAGTAAGGCCTCTTTGCAAGGTGATAGGGCCGTTGTTTACCCCATCTACTGTGTAAGCTCCGCCTACAAGAAACTGAAAGTTGAAGGTTTGAGTTACAATCATTACTTAACCCCTTCTGACATAGTCACAGTCACGTTTACTGCGTTTGCTATAGGGCAAACAGCCTTTAGCACATCTCCAGTTTGGAGGATAAACTCTGTGTTGACCTTGTTACGGTCATGTGTTGGGTCAGCTGGGTCACCGATACGGGTGTCAGTTGCGGTCAATGGTAGTACTGCGTACTTTGTCTTTAAAACACGAACAGAGTTAATCTCTAAGTTATTTATATACAGCTTTACAGGCAAGATGCCATAGTCATTATTGGTGACCAGAACTGAGTTAACAGATGTTTTCTTAGTAGCGGTAAACACCGTAACAGCCGTGTTTGCAGAGGAGATAGAAACGGTGACCGTCTTAGCTGTGCCGCTGGTGGCAGTCGCGCCTACAGGGTATGCGTATCCTTGTGCCATTTATCCTCCTAGGCGACTATTTGGTCCATGCCCTGAGCATGGAAGCTAATGCCAGCGGAGCCAGCGACGTACAGGGTATCTCCTAAGTTAATAGCAAACTTAGGGGTTGTATAAGAATTCTGACTTGGCAAAGGTAAGTTGTAGCAAATCCAAGAATACTGGGTGTAGACAGTGTCTCCTATGTGCTTTACGTAAATATAGATAACGCCGTCATCACCAGAAAGATTTGTTGCAATAACGTCTACCAGATAACCGACATCAGCATAGGCTATCCCGTAGCCGTTCGTGTAGTCAGTTGCGGAGGAGACGTAGTGGTCTCCAAAATCTTCAACTATCGCGCCCATTACTCAGACCACCATCCAAAATTAGATATATCAGGGGCAGAGTTTCCAGTACCAGAGGCGAAAACCTGCCACGTAGTTCCATTGTAATAAAACATAGAGTTAATACCTGTGTTGTAGTACATGTCTCCAGCTCGCGGCGTAGGGGTCGTCGGGTTAGCTGGAAGAGCAGGTATGTTTACAGGGGTTAAGCTCTGACGACTCATTATCCGTGTACAACCACTCTGTACGAGTTAGAAGATGGGGCAAGTGAGAACGTCAAAGTAAGAGTGTTCACTGTTGTGTGTGTGACATCGCACGTGACTTCAGCGTAAGTTGCGGCATCAAAAACGCCTACAGTAACGTCACGCGTATTAAGGGCATGAGTTACAGTAATAGAGGTAGATGAGCCGTCACCAATAGTTGTGGCGTACTTGCGTACTACTACGTCAGTATTGATTGCTACTTGGTTAGTAGTAGCAGCTCCTGCTGCTCCTTGAGCTGTGGTTGTGATACCAAGGCCAGGGGCAACAGCGATAGTAGTTCCGCTGAAAGTAAGGGCGCCATTAGTAGCGTTTGTCCAAGTACCAACACCAGAGAACTGAGAGAAGTTGATGGCGTCTGTGCCAATCTTAATTCCCCTAGGCGGTGTTGTAGCTGTACCCTGGTTTGACTGGGTCCAACCTGTTGTAGCGTAGGTTGTACCAGTTACAATGAATACGAAGTCACCCGCAGTTACTTGACCAGGAATGTGGTTATCTGAATCTGTTGCACGAGTAAGAACTGCAGAGACGCCTGAAGCACCAGCTGTTGTTACTTTATAGATACCGTTTTGAAGAGCAGTAGTTTGGTTCTTTACAAGGATGCGGTCGTTAAGTACAACAGTGACGCCATCAATTGTAAGAGCACCAGTTGCTGTAAGAGTAAGAGTTGCACCAATACCAGTTCCCTGAGAAGCATCTGCTCCACCAGCTGTATATGTAGCAACAAGATTAGTTGTAGTAGCAACTTGTACTTCGTCGTGTACGTTTAAGCCTTGTGCAACACCATCAACGTAGTTCTTAGTTGCTGCATCTTGAGCGTTAACTGGGTCAGCAAGACTTGTAATCTTGTATGTTCCCATTGAGTAATCGCCAGTTGCAGTAGCAAGGGCGTTAAGGTGAATTCCTGAGTGGTCCGCATCAATGTGGCGGTGTACGTGGTCAGCATTAGCTACTCGTACTGAAGTTCCACCCGCGTTTGCAAGACCTAAGTTAGCAATATCTCCTGCTGTACCGCGAGGTTGTGAGTAAACCCAGTTTGCAGAAGACGAAGTTCCGTTAGAAACGTAAACAACGTTGTTGGTTAAATCAAGGTAAAGGGAACCTGTTGACTGTGGTGTGTATGAAGGCGCGCCAGAACCAGTAGCAACTCCACCGACAGGTGCCCAGCCAGAACCTTCGTAAACCTTAAGTTGGTTTACTACATTGTCATATACGACCTGACCTGATACAGGTGAGCCGATTGCGTTAATCTGTGTTGTAGACAGATTTTGAATTCGGGCATTCTGAAGCTCAAGCTGATTAAGGTTAATCGGCGTTAGAAAACTACGTGACATTCACTATCTCCTTATGAAAGGTAGGCGTTACCGCTAAAGGCTGATGAGAAGTGGACCGTAAGGGTTTTCGGGTTTGTATACGTGATTTCGCCTTCCACCATGGTACCAGTGGAATCTTGAACTGTAACGTTAGGGTACCAACCTAAATTATGAGGTATGACCCAGTCCTTGGAGACAACTCCTTGGACGTGATGGTATGCAACGATGGGTTGATTGATGGCTCCCGCGGTAATGGTTGTGACATTAACAGGGGGTGGGGTTGTGGGATTGACCGTAACAATTACGGGCTGTGTTTGAGGATATACGTTAGTCAAGGGTCACCTGCTGCTGCACGAATACTTGCCCCTTAATGTAGGTTTGCTCAAAAGCGTCGTTTCCTGGTTGAGTAGCTTGAAGGTCCCAAAAAGCACGTGTAGGTAAGTATGCTGTAGCAGATGGGTCCAAAGTGAGCTGAATGAGACCGTTTGCTGGGTCTATCTTGCTGATGGTAAATGTGGCGTACAGCGAAGGTGCATTTGGATAAGTTCTGATTTGAGCTTTAAAGTCAAGGCCAGTAACGTCGAATGGGAAGTTAAATTGCTGGCTCCAAGAATCGCCTTGGGTTACTTGGATGTCGTACACGCCAGAGTATTCTGGAAGAGGGGTACGTCCAAGAAGGTCGTTCTGAATATAAACGCGCTCTGGCTTGCGGCTATCGTCAATTTCTTGAGCCATGTAGATAGGAACAAGCTTGTTTGTAAGACGAGATACACGACGAAGCGTACCCATCTCTAAGCGGTTAAGTCCGATGTTTAGAGCTGAGCAAAGTTGGTGGTACTGGTCCCAACGCTGAGCGATAATTCCAGTAAGCTGTTGGTAACGCTGATTACGGGGGATTACTACCCCGTCTGGCGCAGAGATATTGATATCAAATGCTGAGTCGGTAGCAAGAACCCAAAGAGCCTCAATAGAAGCAAGAATGGCTAGTGGGTACTCTTCAACAGGTGGAATTGAAAGCATAGTAATTGCACTACCAAACGCATCTGTGCGGTTGTATGAGTGCTGAGTGACAGCAGTGTTAATAAACCCAGTTAGCTCTGAGTCAAGGAAGTAACGGTCCTGAGTACCGTGAACAACGACTATAGCATTATTGGTTGGGGCGGTTACAAAAGTAAGAATTCCCGTACTAGCTTCTAGGCTGTACTGAGGTACTTGCGCGATATCGCGATAAGGAACAGCGGTTCCATTAATTGTTACGTAGAGTGTAGAAATCTCTACAGGTTTTGCCTCTAGATAAAAGGACTTTGTTACACCGTCACCGACAGAGGTAAACGTAAATTGAGTCTGCTGGTCACCTAGCTCTAGACGTACTCTAGAAAGCAGGTCTCCAATTGCAGCCACTTACGCCTCCTTTGTTACTTACTAAATCATGTCATTAATCTATTAAAAAGTCTGTACAAACGAATAAGCGGGCCCGAAAGCCCGCCCACTCTTCAAGCTACTGTTTAGATAACTCCAGCTAGATAGCCTTTTTCACGCAAGTGCTGAGCTACATCTTTTGTTACCTTGTACTTTTGTCCAGCTTTAAAATTATAGTTATTTCCTGCACCAAGAGTCATATTTTCAATAGTCTCGATTACACGAATTTCTACAAATTCGTCTGCAGGATTTCCAACTGTTACGACCTCATCAACAATAACTGTTTGGCGGTCTGGGACAGTGGCGTCAATAACTTCTGTCTCTAACTTAATTTGAGCTTGAGCTGTTGCCATGGACATTTCGCTTGCACGGTCTGCCTGTGCTTGAGCATTATCTTCAAGAAGCTGCTCACGTACACGACCTGTTACATCAGTGGGCTTTGCCTTAGCCATTTATATTCTCCAATTTAATATCAGTAGGGGTGGTAGAGAGGGGGCCTTTCGGCCCCCATCTCCATTTACTATTTAGTTGTAATTAGTTGGTTTCTGCAATGATTACAGACTGGTCAGTGATAAGACCAAGACCGAAGATTGAGTACCAAGCAAGTGCGTGCTCGCGACCGAAGTCGAGGATACCGCCATCGCGGAGTTCGACTGGAAGTGAGATTGCGTGACCGAATGCGTTATCTCCAATGAAGATAGCTGAGTAGCGGTCAGAACCACCGTTACCTGTGTAGGTAGCAGGAGTTGTGTATCCTCCACCAGCAGTTACTGTTGGGTTAG